TCACCGGAATAGCGACGCGAGCCACGATACAATCTTGCCGGTGAACAGCGACGCGAGCCATCCAAACAAGGTAATGATCGCAGTGCCGAGGGCGAACGCGCCGGCGAGCTTCCACCGCGTGATGGCGTAGCCCGCCACGATCGGCTCCATCGTTGCAACCGTCTTTCCAAGCGGCTTCATGTCCGCTTCGATCTTCTCGACACGCTGGCTGATGTTTTCGAGCTTCTCGCGGCTTTCGCGGTGCTGCTCCGCAGAAGAGCGGCGCACGTCGGCAACCGACGCGGAGAGATTCCGAACTTCGGCTTCGATGTTGCCGATGACTCGGCTGATCTCGTCCAGTCTGTTCGGCATCTCGATGTGTCCGGGTGAACGTTGTTAGCGTCGCAGGATGCGCGTGACCTTCTCGATCGATCGCCCGCCGACATAGGCGGTTAGGATCATTCCGGTCCAATCCGCGATCATTCCAGTGATCGGGTCGGTGGTGCCAAGTCCAAGCACCTTGTCCCACACGATCACCTTCCAGAAATAGATGATGATCGGCAGAGCGAGCAGCGGCCGGATGATGGCCGTGTACCAGCGTCCTTGCTCCGCGATCAGAATTGCAGTTGCCTGCTTTCGCGCTTCGATCTCGGCCTCGATTTCCTTGGCAGCGAGATCGGCCGCGATGCGATCCTGCGTGTTCGCGGACGCGAGTTTGGCCTTGTAGGCGTTGATCAGCCCGTTGACGACGGGCCCGCCGATCAGGGTGGCAAGCCAGCTCCACATGGCGCTACTCCTCACGGGAAGAGCCAGAAACCTCGGCGAGTTCTGCCTCGTGCCGTTTGTCGGAGAGGTTGCGGAGAAACTGGAGGAGCGCGGTGACCGAGATGAGAATCAGCGGCCATGCCCACGGCGGCACGTGGGCGGCGAGCAAGCTCACGTCCACACCTGAGATTGCGGGGGCGAGGAAGTCATAAGCGGCCACCGCGGCGCTCACGGCGACCACGAGAGCGGATGAGAGCTTCTGCTTGATGCCCTTGACCTTCTCGCGCAACGCCCTGAAGAAACTCTCCTCCTTCTCGTAGAGATCGCCAAATGCAGGACGCGACCGCAGCACGGGTCGAATCCAGAACCAGTAGACCGCAACGAACGTTGCGGCCATCAAGATCAGCGTCAGCATGGATTTCTCCTGTTTTTCAAGGTGTGGTGGTCTCGGAGACCAGCGGTGTCTCGGGGATCGCCGCTTCCTGCCGGTGCTGGTGCCAGCGGTGCAGCGCGTAGATCGATCCGCCGACGATCACGATGACGCCGCAGCCGATCGCGGCGGTCTCCCACGGATGAGCGGCAACCCAGGCCCAAAACCCGCCGCCGGCAGCGACCGGCGCGGCGGTACCGGTGCCGACGATCACGTTCTTTGCGGCGGTGGGTGCCGGCACCTCGCCCTTGCCGGGCACGGGCGCTGCATCGGGTACGATCGACGGGGACGGAACCCTTTCGGTCGCCATGCGCAGGCTCACCGATCGGACGCCAGCGACGCGCGTGCTCCAGCCCTTGCCGAATACAGGCCAGGTCTTTAGGCGCTTGAGAAATGCGAGCCGCTCGTCGTTGATTGCGGTTACCAGCGCTTTCGGATCGCGCTTGGCTACCGCGCGGAGGACTTCATCGGTCACGACATGCGTGGTGTCCGGGAGCCCGATGACGCGACGCAGAACCTTGCCCGAACGTCCGATGCCGGAGTTCACGCCGTAATCGAACACCGAATAGTCGACGCCTGCGGGAAGCTCATCGCAGCGCTGCGCATTCCAGTACTTGGCGCGATAGATTGCCTTCGCCTGGTCGACCCGCATGGCGCGCACGTCGGCGGCCGTGGCGTTCGGCTTTATGTACTTGCGGTAATCGTGAATCGTGATGCCGAAATTGGTCGGCCCGCCCGGATCGGACGGATGGTTGGTGTAGCCGCCCTCGTGCGCGAGCAGGCGCCGCAGTGCCTCGTCGTAGGTCCAGGTCGCCATTGCCTCCTCCAGAAATACGAAAGCCGCCTTGCGGCGGCCGTGGTGGTGGTCGATCGGATGATCGTTCAGGGCACGTAGTGGCCCCAGAAGTGCGACTGGTCGCTCTCGATGTAGCCGTCGTTGGTCGCGAAATTGACGCGTACGTCGATCACGTCGTCCTGCGCGAGCGGCGTTAGAGCCGACAGATTAAAGGTGGTGACATCGTCTACCGGTGCGCCGGAGACCACGCGGCCGCGCCCGAGTTCGGCGCCGTTCTTGTAGAACGTGGCGATCACCTTGGTGGGGACCGTCGCGTTGGCCTTGAAGCGGAGCGAGAAGCCGAGCGCGTAATTGCCGGAGAACGGCGCCGTGAAATCGTTGTTGCCGCCGCTGAACGCGTTCTGGTCGTTGCTATCGGCGTTGTTGAACTGGATCTTGGTCCAGGTGTTGGCGGCGATGTAGTTGTCGAAGTTGGTGTAGGCGGAGAACTTCGGCGCCAGCGGTATCTTGAACTGGCCGCTGTCCTTATCGAGCACGAAGCCGGTGAAGTAGGTCGAGCCGTCCGGCGACACTTTGAACGTGAAGTGGTCGTCACCGAGTAGCCCGACCAATGCGCGGGCGGAATAGTTGGTCTGGAAGGTGAGCGCGACATCGTCGCCGGCCGCCGCCTTGTTGAAGGTGAAGCGGACATCGTCCGTCTCCCGGTCGAACAGGAACGCGGTGCCCTTGACGATCAAGGCATTGTTGGCATCCGCGATTGCGCCGCCAAGGCCGACATGGCCGGTGTCCTTGTCGATCGAGATTGCGGTGTAGAAGACCGAGCCATCCGGGCTGACCTTGATGACGAAGTCGTTGTCGCCGAGGAGCCCGAACAAGGCGCGGGTGCTGAACGCATCCTGGAACGTGAAGCCGGCGTCCTTCGCCGTCGCGCTCTTGTTGAGCGCCACTCGCATGTCGCCGCTGCCGGGCGTCACGTCGTCATGGCTGAGCAGCACGCCGTCCGACTTCACGGCGAGACGGTTCGAGGCATCGGCGGTGGTGAGAATTCCGAGCAGCGGCAGGTTCTGGATGGCGGAGACGGCGGCAAGCGCATCGACCCAGGCGGAACCGTTCCAGGCGAGCAGCGCGGCCTCGTCCGCGATCCAGGCGAGCCAGCCGACGTTCGGCACGAAGAACCGCCAGGCGCCGTCGAGGAAGACCGCGATGTGGTTCTCGTGTCCGTCCCAGGCGCCGGTCGGGTCGGCCGCAACAAGATAGCGCACACCTTGTGCCGGCGAGCCGGGCGGGGCCGCAAGGTCCCGGTCGAGGACGGCGAGCTGCACCAGCGCATCGAGGCCCAGGAGGGCCTCGTTGACGGTGACGTGTTTTTGCGCCTGGTCGGCCGCAAGCTGCGGCAGGGCCAAGTTCGGTGTCGGCATGGCTTTGGTTCAGAAGGTTGAGAGCGTCTCGGCGGGGATGCCGCGCCCATAGGCGCGGGAGATTTGGAAGACGCGCCAGGCAAGCGAGTCCGGCGGCGAGCCGAAGTCGGCGGCCTGCTGCGCGGCGGTGTAGAGCGCGATTGGATTGGTCACGCGCAGCGTGCGCACGACCTCCGCACCATCGAGGATCGCCACTTCGTACTCTTCCGTCTCCTCGCCGAGCGGCACCTCGTTGAGCCAGGCGTCGCCGCCGATGCGCGTGCGCCTGGTCCAGGACAGCTGTATGTCGCCCGTAGACGGGTCGCGGCTGGCCGCAAGATGCACCGGCGCGAACGGCCGCAACCCTCGGCCGCTGTTGGCGAACACGATCTCGTCGGACAGGTCGCCGCTCGGCCCTTGCGGCACCGGCGCGGTGCGCCAGGCGATCTCGATCCCGACCCGCGAAACCGGGAAGCTCGGGCGCGGCTGGCGCGCCGGGTCGAGCAGGATGAAGCGGCTTGCCGCCGGATGCGTCGCGATCTCGTGTTCGGTGCCGCGTTGGCCGCGCAGCAGGCGGCTGAGCCGATAGCGGCCCTCGCCGATCAGCTCGGCGTTGGCGAACTGGACGACCTCGTCGCCGATGAGCGCGGCGTTGGCGCCCGCGAGCACTCGCTCGTCGGCGAGGCTCTGCAGCGTGCCAAAATCGAGCTGGACCTCGACGCTGTTCACCACGTCCCATCGCCATGCCGGTCCGGGGGCCAGTTCGGTGACGGTTTCGCCCATGATGGAGGGCAGCCCCGCGAATGCGGCGACGACGTAATCGAGCCCGTCGGCGGTCGGCTGGAACAGGGTCGCGCCGCGGAAGCGGCCGGCGCCGACCGGACAGGCCGCCACATAGAAACTCGCGGCCGAAGCATCGTGATTATCGGTCATGATCGGCATGTCGAGCAGTTCGACCCGGATCGGCGCGACCGGCTCGGCGGCGGCCGGCGGCAACGAGCCGCTCCCCGTGGGCGCGGTGTAGAATTCCGGGACGCCGCCGTCGGTCGGAACCCCGCGCAGCAGCACCAGCCCGGGCTTGCCGTAGGTCACGGAGGTGAGCCGGACGCGCCGCATCACGCCGTCGATCGGCACGTCCGCGAGATCGGTCGGGTCGAGCCGCACGGCGCGGGTCGGCAGCCGCAGATCGATCGCCTCCCGGCCCTGCCAGATCTCGCGCAGCGCCCGCTGGCCGATCGCCTGGGCCTGCTCGATCGAGAGCACGATCGGCAAGCTGATCGTGGTCACGCTCTCGGACCGGCCGACCTGCTTGCGCACAGTGGCGGTCGAGGACTGGTAGTCCCGGCCTTCGTCGATATGCACGATATCGACGGCGATCGGCAGCTCGGTATCCTGCGTGCGCTCGATCTTGACCCGCGAGCGGTCGCCATCGTGCTCGTTGGCGCCGAGGTCGTCGGGATCGAGTGCAACGATGGTGCCGGCCCCGCGCTTGACGAACACCAGCACGCCGTCGGTCTCGACCGCATCGAAGAAATACGCCGCCTGCAACACGCCGATCATGTCGCGGATGGCCTTGCGCTCGGTCACCACGTAACCGACCACCTCGTCGTCGAGCGCCGAGACATCGAATTCGGTCTCGGCGAGCCCTGCGCGCAGGCACAGGTCACGCACGATCTCGGACAGAAGCATGTTGCCGATCTTTCCCTCGATCCAGTGGCCGAGCCGAAAGTTCTCGCCGTCCGACCAGACGTTGGTGAGGCTCGGAAAGTACGGGTATGGCCTTGCGTCCCAGCACCACACGAACCGCCGTCCGACCATCGGCCCGTCGTAGACTGGCGAGGTCGGGTTGTTCGCCGGATCGAGCCAGAATTCCTCGGTGGCCTCGATGGCGGCGCGCTGGACCACGCGGTCGATGGCGCGGTTGGAGTAGTAGGGCGCGAAGCTTTCGCTCGATTTGGGGTCGATGAAGACGTTGGGCTGGTTGGTCGCGCAGTTGACCGAGGGGAAGCCGTACTCGGTCAGCCAGATCGGCTTGCCTCGCGGCGACCACTCGGTCGGCGGTCCGGTCGGGACGCCGCTAACGCGCGGGACGTGCTCGTTCTCCCACCAGGTGCGGATATCCTTGATCGCCCAGAAGCGGTCGTCGATCGGGGAGCGCTGCGGGTCGAAGCCGCGGCGCGCAAGGTCTCGGTGGGCTAAAGCCGCGTAGTAATAATCGATGAGTTCACCGGACGCCCAGCCGGTTTTGATCGCGTCCTTATCGTAGACGGCACGCGGCACGTCCGTCAGCGGGAAATACGCATCGATCCCGACCACGTCGATGTTGGAATCGGCCCACAGCGCATCGAGCGGGAAGTCCACATTGGCATCGCCGCGATCATGATAGCGATACTCCGACCAATCCGCCGCATAGGTGACAATGCATTCCGATCCGAGGCGTACCTTTGCCTCGTCCGCGATCTCCTTCCAGAACGGCACGGCCGGATAATTGCCGGCGCCGTCGCGGATGCGGTTGAGCGCGACCATCTCGGAGCCGACGACGAAGCCGTCGACACCGCCTGCGTCCTCCGCGAGCGACATGCAATGCCGGATGAAGCGCAGGTAGCCATCGCTGCGCTCGAAGAAGCCGGCCACATCCTCCGCCGCGCCGCCGATCCGGCCGCGCCATGGGAACGGCGACGGGTCGGGCGGCGGAATATCCATCATCAGGAAGGGGTAGAGCATGACCTTGTAGCCAAGGTCGCGCAGGTGCTGGATCGCCCGCACCATGGAACCGTCGCCGATGGTGCCGCCGTAATAGAGACCGGTCGATCCGTCCGGCTTCACGTAGGACGAGACCAGCGGCCAAGCCGGCGCGCCGGAGCCGAAGATCGGGCGACCGAGTCCCGCCACCGACCAGAGATAGGGCGCCGTGTCGGGCACGCGGTCGGGATGGATGGCGTATTCGGCCTCGGGCCGGATCGAGCAGGTCGCGACATCGATCGAGGTGCCGAACCAGGCATAGACGACGCTCACCCATTCGACGTTGGGCACCTCCCGGCCGAGGCTCTCGATCGAGACCGCGAAATCCGACGCTTTCCTCCCGGCATGGCTGTTGAGCGTCGCGTTGCGCACGCGGCTGCGCACCAGATCGGGCTCGTAAGCCCATTCGCCGCTTGCCGGAATGAGACAAACGCTGCGAACCAGGTGCCGCGCGTCGCCGGCCTCCGGCCGCGAGCCGCGATAGGCCTCGACCTCGAAGTTCGGGAAGCGGTTGCCGTAGGGCGTGAGGTAGAGGTTTTCGAGGACGACGTAGGCGACGCCGCGCAGGCCCGGTGTCCGGTCGGCGCCCTCAACCGCCTGAATCAGCGGGTCGGGCTGCTGATCTTCATCTCCATAGTATGAGCGAATCTCACCGACGTGCTCGGGATCGAGCGGGGTCTTGTCGAGCCAGAGGCGATAGATCGAGGTGACCGGGCCTTCGCAGATGCCGAGCGCCACGTCAGCATAGTAGTGATAGGTCGTGCGCGTGATGGTCTGGGGGGCGCCCCCACCCCCGCCGAGTCCTCCTTTGCCACCGCCGCCCCCGACCGTCTCGGTCTCGGTGCGCACCACCTCGCGGATACCGCGCACCCAGATGATGTTCGCCGGCACCCGCATCCGGCCCCAGATCGCGGGGACGGTCTGCCCGTAGGCCGAGCCCGACAGGTTGACGTCGGTGACGCGGGCGCCTTCGACCGGTTTGCGGTCCTGCTCCGGCCCGAACAGTTCCTGGTCGATGATGCCGCCGACGTAAGCGCCAAGCAGCGCGCCGAGCGACTGGCCGAGGCCACCACCGATGCCGCCGAGCATGCCGCCGGCGAGCGTGAGGACGAGCTGCGCCATCAGCGACGGCCGCGGACGTGGGCGACGATGCCGAAGCCTCTCCCGGGCGAGGGGCTGGCAATGTGTCCCATGGAGTGGTACATTGGTTTAGATCGCTTGGGACGCCATCTTGGGACGCCATCATGATCGTCTCGTTCCGGGATGCCTGGCTGCGCGACTTCTTCGTGGACGATGTCCGAGCCAAGAGGATTCCGGCGGATCTGGAGACCCGATTGTTCAGAAAGCTGCAAATGCTGGACGACGCCACCGGCGACGCCGATCTTCGCGTGCCGCCCAGCAACCACTTCGAGAAGCTGAGGGGCGCGCTGGCCGGCTGGCATTCGATCCGGGTGAACGAGCAGTGGCGGCTGGTGTTCCGGTGGCACGGCGGCAAAGGCGAGGCGTCCGACGTGTATCTCGATAATCACAGCTATCGATGAGGTGAAGCATGCTGATGACGAAGCGCAAGCCGGCGAGCGTCGGCGAAATCCTGGTCGAGGAATTCATGGCGCCGCTCGGCCTGACGCAAGGCGACCTTGCGCAGGCCATGGGGGTGGCGCGCAAGCACGTCAACGAATTGTGCAACAACCGGCGCGCGGTGACCGCCGATACCGCCCTGATGCTGGCGCGGGTGTTCGGCAACAGCGCGGATTTCTGGCTGAACGTACAGCGCCGCAGCGATCTCTGGGAAGCCTTGCATTCTCCGGAGCGCCGCGAGCGCATCAAGCGGGCCCGGCCGCTGCGCCCGGCCGCCGCATGAGGCGTCATCCATTCATGTCTCAAGCTCAAATGTGAGGCTGGGCAGGCGATTGCCGAACGGCGTGATGTAGAGCCGCTCCATCATCACATAGGCAAGACCGCGATAGGCCGGCGTGCGGTCGGCGCCCTCCACGGCCTGGATCAGCGGGTCCGGCGACTGCGACTCGTCGCCGAGATAGACCCGCATGTCGCCGACCTTGTCGTCCTCGAACGCATTGCCGTCTGCAAACACGCGGCGCACTGCGGCGATCGGCCCGGCGCAGAGCCCGACCGCCACGTCCGCGTAATAGTGGTAGGTGACATTGGTGACGGTCTGGCTGCCGCCGCCCCCGCCACCCTTGCCACCGCCGCCGACAGTCTGCGTCTCGGTGCGGACCTCCTCGTCGAAGCCACGCATCCAGATGACGTTGGCGGCAAGCCGTCCCTTGCCATAGAGCATCGGGATCACCGCGCCATAGCTCGACGACTGCACGCGCAGGTCCTGCATGCGCGCGCCGTAGACGGTCTGGCTCGCCGTGCCGCCGAACAGCTGCTGATCGACGATGCCGCCGACGTAGCCCCCGACCAGGCCGCCGATCGCGCCGCCGAGGCCTGGCAGCAGCAGGTTGCCCAGCACATAGCCGCCGACGGTGAGGACGATCTTCGCCACGATCAATCCTCGATGCCCGGCAGCCGGAAAGTGTGACGGAGCTTCGCGCGCCACCAGGGCGACAGGCCATGTTCGACCACGGCGCCGGCTTCGCGATAGCAATGGATCAGGCCGCCGTTCGGCGTGACGTAGGCGCAGTGGTGCGCTGGCCCCTTGCCGGCTCCGAACAGCAGCACGTCGCCGGCGCGCGCATCTTCCGGTACGATCTCCTCGGCTCGCGCCTTGAACCCGGAATAGAGCCGCGGATCGGCACGATAGAGGTGCCAGGTCGCCGGATAGTCGAGAGCGATCGGCACCGGTCCGACGAATGGCTCGGCGACGCCGCGCACGAAGCCGATGCAGTCGCAGCCCACACCCTTGAGCGCCGCCTGGTGATGCCAGGGCGTGCCGAGCCAGCTGCGGGCCTCGGCGATCAGCGCATCCCGCGTGAACATCAGCCTTTGATCGGATAGGAGAACACTTTGTCGTTGCCGGGGATGTGCGGCTCGCCACGGAAGTTCAGGATGTTGCCGAACGTGTCGTGACAGGTCTCCGGGGTCTTGTCGCAACCGGCAACGAGGCGGACCTCATCGCCGATCGCGATCGGCCGCGGCATCGGCGTGAACAGCTGGATTGAATTGCCGTTGTGCTGGAGCACTTCGGTCGCCGCGCCCGCATTGGCGCCGGTGAGGAACATGCAGATTCCGAAGGTGTAGAAGCCCGTCGGCCGTGCCGTCGCCACGGTGAAGGTGTCTCCACCGGGCACGGCGGTAACCGCGAGGTCGTCGGTGAGCGACCCGAGCACGACCTTGCATTCGGCGCTGCCGAGATCGGTGCGGCACAGGCGCGAATAGAGCTTGCCGGAGGTTTGCTGCAGCCGGTTGGCGATGCCACGGATTTCGGCCGAGAAGCGGTTGTCGGCACGCTTGACCTCGCCAAGCCAGCCGCGGCGCAGCAGCAGGCGCCCCTGCGAGAGGTCGGCCCAGTTGACGAGGAAAATGTCGATGCGCGCACCGTCGAACAGCCCGGCGGTCAAATCCTCGGCCTTGAGCGCCTCGTCGTCGAGGAAGCCGTCCACGTCGAGGTTATCGACCGAGAGGTCGGAGCCCGACTTGATGGCGCTCGGCAGGAACCCCGTCGCTGCCACATAGGTCAGCCCATCGAAGACGAGAGCGCGGTCATGATCGGTGAAGCCGCGCACCCAGCCGTCCATCCGTTCGAGCCGCCAACAGGTCGCAAGCGTCGTCACCTCGCCGGCAACATGCTCGGCAAGGGCTGCGGATACGTTCTTCATGGTCAGGTGCGGATTTCGACGAGCGCGATCGAGGCGACCTGCTGGATGTGGTAGGCGACCGCGACCACCGGCAGATGATCGGTGTCGAAGCGCACCGGCACGTCGAACCGGAAATCTGCATAAGGCTGTGACGCCGGCTCATCCTCGAACGTCACGAGACCGGTGAGGTGGTCCACATCGACCGCCACGGGCTCGCCGTCGACGCGAACGACGACGGTGCCGGCCTCGGGCTTGGTGATGGCCCGCTGATCCGCCGAGGGCCCCGAGGCATATTGCTTGGTGATCTGCCAGACCAGTGGGTCCGCGGTCGGCGCGAGCGGCTCGCCCGCGGCCTCGAAGTCGTTCCAGTCCCGGAAGCGGAACCCATAGGCGCGGCCCTTGCGGGCACGGAAGAAGGCAATCACCTCTGCCATCTGTTCGCGGGTGCGAATGCCGGTTGAGATGTCGTACTTGGCGCGTGCCGCCGACCAGTTCACGTTGCGCTGCTCGAAGCCCGATGCAACCGCGATGATGTCGGTCGAGAACTCCGGGCCGCCGGTGGCGCCGCGCGCCACCGCATCGGGGAACCGCACATCGTGGAATCCGGTCACAGGTTGCGCCCCGCACGCTTGAGCGCCGCCGCCATGTCGGCGGTGATCTGGCTCTGCGCTCGCCGAAACGAGGCCGCATCCGGCGTCTGGACGGCGAAGTTGAGCACGATCGGGGACGACCGCGAGCCGCGCTCGTATCCCGCGGCCTCGGCGCGGCTCAGCACCCGCTCGCCGCGCTGCAGGATCGCCGGCACCTCGTCAGGCTTGAGGAAAGCGCCGTCATGGAAGCGCGGCGCGTTGCGGAAGACCTGCGCCGGCATCCAGGTGGGCGTACCCTCCATGCCGACCACGCCGCCGCCGTGGAATTTGAATCCGAACAGGCCACCCAACAGGCCGCCGACATTGTTGAGCGTGCCGAGGTTGGTCCCGAACAGGAAGTTCTTGAGCGGATTGAGGACGGCGAGCTTGAGAATCTCCTTCTCGATGTCGGCGATGGCCGCGCGGCCGGCGTCGGCCCAGGACTTCCAGTCGGTCTTGCCTTCGGCGATCAGCGTCGAGAACCTGTTGAACGCCGCGTCGGTCATGCCCTGCAGCGCCTGCATCGCGGACTGCGATTGGGCGAGCGACTGGTTCAACCGCTCGATTGCCGCCGCATTGGCAATGATGGCCTGACCCTCGGCGCCGGCAAGATCGATGCCCTTCTGACGGAGCTGCTGCTCGGCCTGCAATTGCGCAATAACGATGGCGCGCTGCGACTCGCCTTGGGCGACCAGCTCGATCTGCTTCTGCAGGACCTCGATCTGGTTGTTCTGCCCCTCCAGTGTCTGCAGCGCCGCGGCGCGTGCCTGTTCGCCATGCAGACGCGCATAGGCGCCGCGCAGGTGATCGATGATGCGGGCCAGCGTGGTCCTGGCCTCGCCCTCGGTCAGCGCCTGCGCGATGATGAGCGGGCGTAGCGCCTGCTCGACCTGCATCTGGCGCTGCGCCTGCTCGACCGAGAGCCGGCCGGCAAAGACGGCGTCATTGAGCTTCCGTTGCGCATCGGCCTCGGCGCCGAGGTCGTTGACGGACTTCGCCGACTGCGCGGCAGTTTCCGCGATCTGCTCGCGCAAGAGATCGCGCGCCCGGGTCTCGACATCGACGCCGTTCTGGATCGCCTCGGTCAGCGCCCGGCGGCGGGCCTCGGCGACTTGCGCGGCAGCGGCGCCCTTGAGCCACGCGTCGGCGACACCGATCGTGGCCTTGGTGTTCACGTCCAGGACACGCGCCTGGTCGATCAGCGCCTGGGTTGCCTCGGCGCGCGCCCGGGTCCCGGCCCGCGTAACCTCGGCCTCGGCAAGCGCAACCGGGATCGCCTGTCCGGATAGCTCGATCCGTCGGCGCTCCTCGGCAATCGCCGCCTTCTGGGCGGGAGTCTTGGCCGCAAGCGCCTGGATTTCCAGTTCGTCGAGGCGGCGGGCCTTCTCGGCCGGATCGAGCCAGGTGCGCACCGCGCGCGCGACGCCGTCATAGGCGGTCTCGACCTGCTTGAGGTCGGCGACCTTCTGACGAATGAGCGGATCGTCGAGCGCGGCCCGCAACTGCGCCTGTCGCGATTTGAGCGTCTGCAGCTCTTCGAACCCGGGGGTGAGTTCGCGCGCGAGACTGCCGGCACGGACCGACTGCTCGTTCGCCTTAGCTTCCTTGGCGCGTACCGCGATAGCGTCGAGCCGGGCTTCGATCCGGGCGATCTCGGCCTCGACCTCGGTGAGCAGGCGGGTATTGAAGCCGCGCGCCTGGCGGGCGAGGCGCGTCGGAGGACTCTCGATCAGCGCCTGCAGGCGCTGGCGCTCCTCCCGCAGTTGCTTGAGCCGTTCGTCGAGCGGTGCGCCGTCGATGACGCGCGACACCGCCTGGCCGAGCGCGTCATAGGCATTCGACGCCATGCGGGCGACAAAGTCCCAGGCGCGCCCGAGCGCCGTGGTCGCCTCGGCGGCATCGATGACACTTGCCTTGAGCGCATCGAGCAGGACTCGCTGCGCACCGGTGCGGTCGTTCTGGTCGGCGAGCACGCGGATGTACTGCCGCGTCCGGTCGTCGAGGAATTTGAGCTTCTGGATGAGATCGTCGGCGCCCTTGATCGGATCGGTGAAGGCGTCCGCGAGTTCCTTGGTCGCGGCCTTGACGTCCGTGCCGGTGGTCGCGGCATAGTTCTTGGCGACCTTGATCAGTCCCTCGAAATGCTCGGTGCCGATCTTGCCGGTCTGCAGGAACGCGACCTGCATCTCGCGCGCGACCGCGACCGAGACCCCGCCCGCCGCGGCCGTGCTCCGCGCGATCCGATCGAGCTGGTCGGCAGTCGTGCCGGCGGTGCGGCCGAGCCCCGCGGCAGCGACTTGGAGCTCAATCTGCGCCCGCGACCAGCGGTCGTAGGCGAAGACGGCGGCTCCGCCGACGGCAATGACGGCGCCGGTTGCGGCGGCGGCCGGCGTGATCACCGAGGCCAGCACGCGTCCGACGCCGCCGACGATGCCGGTGAGCCCCCCGGAATCGGCGCCGAACGCCTTGCCGAGCTTGAGCGTCTGGATGGTCAGCTTGGCGAGCGGCACCTCGCCCGTGGTTGCCGCGCTGGAGGCCAGCCGGAACGTCGAAATCAGCGCCCTGATCTGCCCGCCGGTCAGGTTCGACTTCTGTCCGAGCTCGCCGAGTGCGCCTGCCGCGAGATCAAAGCGGTCCTTCGAGAGCGCGACCGCGTCGCCATGCTCCTTCTGGGTGATGGCGCCGGCCTGGAACAGCGAGTCCGCTTCCGCGACCTCGGCATTCATGCGCCGCTGGGCGTCCCCCAGCGGATCGATCTGCGCGCGCAGCGCCGCGGTCCGCGCCTCGAGGTCCTCGGCCGCCCGGGCCGTATCCTCGAACACCCGGGCGGACTCTCGCGCGGATCCCGCGGCCGGGCGGTCGACGCCCAGCGCTGCATTGAAGTTGCGCTGCGCGGCTTCGGCCGCCTGGGCCTGCTTCGCCGCCTGGGCGAGCCGTTGCAGGCGCTGGGTTACGCGATCGGTTGCGGCGCCGGCTGCATCCATCGCAGTGCCGACGCCGCGGAACGAATCCTGCCCAGCCTTGCCGACCTCGTCGAAGGCGCGCTTGACCTGCGCCTGGCCCTCGAGGCCGAGGCGGATCGAGACGTTGGTGGTCGCCATTCTTCGCTGCCGCTCAGATTCGGGTGGCGCTCATTCAGCCGATATCGCGTGCATAGGCGCGCACGACGATCGGCTCGATCTCGGGGAGCACCTCGATCAGCAGCGTGTTGAGCGCGCCCATGGCGTCGGCGAGCAGCAGCACGGCGCCAAAGTCGAGGCCGTAAACGCCGCCCATCGCGGCGCGCACCTGGCCTGCGGCGCGCTTGAGCACGCCCCAGGCGGCAACGCCGTCCGGCGTGGTCGGAGCGTGTTCGCGATACGGGCAGGCGGAACAGGCCGAAGGACACGCGGCGCAATAACCCTCGCCCCCGCCGAAGTGCCACTCGGCGAGGGCGATCAGACGTTTTTTTCGACGTCCTGGAGCAGCGCCGGGGCGACATAGAGCCGGTCGATGGAGTCGAACAGCGGCCACAGTTCGAGCGCGGCATCGATCGTGTCGTGCGTCGGCTCGACCGGATGGCCGTCCTTGTCCCCGATGCCTTCCCAGGCGGCAATGCCGGAATGGGCGAGCGAGCGGGTGAAGGCAACGCCGGCCTTGACCGCAGCATCCTCGCCGCCCGCGCGCAGCACGTCGGCTGCGGCAGTGCGCGCCAGCAGGATCGCCGTGACCGTCACCGGCCGGAACTGGGCACGGACCCCGGAAAGCAAATCGAGCCAGAACGGCTCGCGGTCGAAGGCAAGCTTGAGCATGGGAGCCTCCGGACGAGAAGCGCCGCCGGCAGGTGGCTTCGATTTCAGTTTGGTCATGGGTGGGACTCCAGTCGTCAATACGCCGCCACGTCGTTGATCAGCACGGCGGTGCAGGTCTTGCCGAGGCTTAAGTCCTTGGCGGCCTGCCAGGCGAACGCCGCCTGAATGCCGCCCGGCCCCTGGATCGGGGTCTTCGGCTTGGGCAGGAACGCGCTGTGCACGGTGAACAGCAGCAACCTGTCGTCGTCGATCCGCCAGCCGAACGACAGCTCGCACGGATCGCCCGAGGTCGCCTGGTCGAGCAGCACGGTGTCGGCGAACCGGATGGTGACGTTGCCGGTGACGCCGACCATCGCCGGGTCGGCATCCTCGATCCGGCCGTCCGGCCGGATCACCTCCACCTTGTCGAGGTTGTTCGAATACATGAGTTCGGCCGAGACGATATGGCCAAGCGCCGTGCCGTCGCGCTTGATCTCGCCCATGAACTGCGAGAAGCGCTCGATCGCCGCCTCGCTCGGCGTGCCGGCACCCGATGATGTTGCCTTGGTCTCACCCTGCGCGATCAGGCTCATGGTGGCGTTGAGAAGCCCCGAGCGCTGCAGCTGGATTTTCATGGCGTTGGCGCGCACGCCGACGTTCATGCCGTAGCTCGGGACCTCCGGCATGCCGACCTCGATCGCCATCGATGGCAGCGTCAACGCGCCCGAGACGAAAGTGTGGGTGTAGACGCCGGTGTCCTCGACCGAGGTCGGCGCGCCCATCAAGAGCTTGAGCCAATAGCCGAAGTTGCGCAGATCGACGGGGACGACGATATCACCCTCGTTGTTGACCACGTCGCGGCTCGGCGGCAGCGGCTCGCGGCCGTAGCCGAGAAGGTCGCTGGCGATCAGGTTCTGCTCGTCGCCGAGCTCGGAGGAGACGAACGGCAGCTTCTTGTATCCCGATCCGGGTGCGGTGCCGTAGGTGGACTCGAACGCCGCAGCCATGACGGCATTGGCGCCGCGTGCACGTGCCATGGGACTCTCCCAAGTTTGATGGAATTCAGTTCAGGGGATCGGGCGTGCCGTAGACCGCGACGATCGTGACATCGGCCCAGCGGCCGGGGAGCGCGCCGGCCGTTTCGACATCGGCCGTGGCCGGCGCTTCCGCCTCCAAGAAATCGCACAGTCCCCAGAGCGTGCGATTGGCAGCGACCTCCAGTCCAATCCGGCCGAGGACTGCATCGAGTTCTTGTTCGCGCGGGTCGCTCGTTTGATGCACCGCGACCTCGATCGGGATGCGATGGCTGAAGACATAGGTCAGGGGCGACAGCGTGACCTCGGGCTCGCCGGGATCGCCATCGCGAATGATCACGAGGCCGCCGGATGGGATGCGTTCGGGCTTCGCCAAGTTACGCTCGACCTTGGCCTCCGGCACCGCCGCGGTGATCAAGGCAACAACCGCGTCAAGCACCTGTTCGCGCTTGCTGCTCACGGCGCGGTCACCACCAGCACGGCTGCAATGAAGGCGAACGACAGGAGAGTCATGAGGACCGCGAACCGTCCGTGATGCACGCTCACCTCCAATGCCGTGCGATGATCCCACCGACGCGGTCGCCCCAGCGCCGCGCCATGGCCTCGATATCGAGGCGCTTGTTGAGCGTGATCTGCGGGACCATGATGAAGACGACCACCGTCGAGCGGCCGGCGAGACGGGTATAAGGACCGCCACCACGGCGACGGCCGATGTTCGAGCGGGCCAAGCCCTTCTTGCTCAACCGCGCATTGTCGGCGACGAGCAGCGACGGCTGTCCGCGGCGGTAGACAAAGCGCAGCCGCATGCCGGTGCGCCGCTCCCAGCCGCCCGGCGTGATGCGCTTGCGCGCACCGGTCGCGCTCAGACCCGTCGCACCCGCAGCCGGCGTTGGGATCGCAAGCCAGAATCCGCTCCTCGACCGGATCGTCACGCCGCGATCGAAGGCATCGACGATGTTGGGCGCTTTCGACCAGACGAAGGCTGCGGCTTCGAGGCTGACGCCGGCCTGCGGGTAGGTCTTGCCGCGCCAGCTATTGGCGAGGCGCTGCCCGAGGTTTGCCCCGACGACATCGGCGCGCAGATCGGCTTTGAGGCCCTCGGTCACCTCGCGCATGGCGCCGGTGACGGACCGCGCCATCTGCGCCTCGGTGCCGGCGAGCCCCTTGGCGATGTCATCCGTCTTCAAGGTGAAGCGCATGGGCTCACGGCCTCAGTGCGGCTTCGCAGGTCCAGACCAGGCGCAAGCTGTCGGCGACCGGCGTCGCGATGAGTTCGAACAGGTCACCGTCGATCTCGACCGTGTCGCCAATTGCCGGATCCGGAACTTCTGATCGGCGCACGTCGATCAGCACTGCCGGCAGGACCGCCCGGCTGTCGCCGAAGCCGACCACCTGATCCGGCCGTTTGGCGATGACACGCACTGCGAGGCCCGCCCCCACACCACCCGTGCGCCAGAGCGCGCTGCGGGCGATGTTCGGGTCGCCGAACAGCGTCTCGGTCGCCGCGGCAAATGCGTCCACCACAGGACTCAGTTGCTGGTAAGAATCTTGACCGCAAGCCGCGGCCGCTTGTTCACAGGCAGCGGCGAGGCCTCGGTCTTCACGTCGATCGCGCTGCCGTCGGGACGTGCAATCTGCCGGGCATAGATCGGCAGCCCCATGGTGTTGACGGTTTCGATCAGGTTTGCCGGCGCCCCGTAGGTCACGAAGGTATCCATCGTGCCGAGCGGGAACGCGATGCCCTCGTTCGCCGGGATCAGCGTTTCCGTGGCACCCGTCGAAAGCGTGACTGTGGCGTTGTATTCCTCGAACACGATGCCGGAGAAGGGAAAGCGCCGGCGGGTGTCCTCACGCAGCGGTTGGGCGCCGGTCGAGGAGAAGTATTTGTACGCGTCCTCGACCTTGGCGTGGCCGATCAGCTTGTCGAAGAAGCCCGGGCTGACCAGCGCGAGGACGCCGTTCATGGTCTCGCCCTTGAGTTCGGTCTCGACGTTGCGCAGGACCTCGCGGCACTTGGCCTGGATATTGGTGCCGGCGGTCCCCAGCACGAAGTCGACCGACTGCTGGGCGAGACCGAACTCGTCGAAATAGTCGTAGAGCGCGACGCCTGCGCCATCCTTGACGATACCGCGGAGCGCGTTGATCTCCATGTATTCCCGGGTCTGTGCGTGCTTGGCCCGCATGCGGGTGATCTTGCGCTCCATGACGGTGGCGAGCGGATCGGCGGCGTCCGCCACGCCGAACCCACGTACGCCCTGGATATCCTGCGGCGTGATCACGTCGTCATGAGGAATCCACGGTACCGTGAACGACCGCATCGAACGCGTGTCGCGGTTGGCGACCGTTGCCGGCCCACCGAGCGGTACGGTCGGCAGCAGGTTGAGCACGCCCTCGGCCTGCTCGATGATGACGCTGCGCTGGGTCACGCCCTCGAAGCGGAATAGGCCCATCTCGCCGAGCCGGGTGTAGATGTTGGGCAGGATGTTGATGGCTGTGGTCATCTCGGCGAGCGTGTAGCCGCCCGCGTCGAACGGATTGATCATGGGTGCCATGGAATGAGGTCCTTGAAAGCTGAAGGCCCCGACGGTTTTGCCGTCGAGGCCCGGTGATGATGGTGGTGGTGAGAGCGGCGGTGGGTGACCGGAAGGGTCAGGATCAGGCGGTGTCGCGCGGGACGAGCCCCGCTGCAGACAGCTCAGCGTACTTGGCTGCCGTCTTGGTCGCGTCGTCGACCGATGCATCAAACACAAGCGCTGCCTTGGACAGGACCGCCGGGCCACGCGCGGCCACGAGCCCGGCCTTGTCGGCGGCAGTTGCGTCTATCGCCTCGATCAGCACCGCAACGGCAACCTCGGCGCCTTCGTCGCCGGCAACTTCGGCTGCCGGCGACAGGCGATACTTGCCGGAGGCGGTGATCTTGCCGAGCACGGAGCCGAGCGGATAGTTCGTGCCGGACTTCAGCGTCACGGTCTCGCGGTTGTAGTTGCCGTTGAGCTCGTACTTGAGCAAGTCGCCGAGCGTTGGCGATTTCGTGAGAGTGGTCATGTCTGGTGCTCCTCAATGATCAGGCGCGCGCCGCCGCGGCGCGTTCCTTTGCGCGCCGCACGATCGGGCTGTCGCCCGCGACGGGCGTGGATGGGGCTGCCGCAATGACACTCGTCGCCTCGGCGCGCGCGGCGAGCGCATCGAGCACGGAGCGGCGAAGCGCATCAGTCGAGATGCCCTTGGCGATGGCGTCCGCAGCATCGACCGTCACGCCGAGCCGGGCGGCTTGAGCCGCGAGCGCTGCGATCTCGGCGAATTCCGCACGCAGCTTGTCCGCCGAAGCGGCTGCTGGCGCCGGATCGGCTGCAGGCCCCGGTGCAGACACTTGGGTCGGAGGGGGAGTCGGTTCGGGGTTTGGAGCCTGCGGCGCTGCTTGCGAGGCGAGCGGTAGCTGCGGCTCGGTCGCATCGTGTTGAATCCGTTCGGTCTCGGTCGTCGCCATGGACGGGCTCCTCTTCGGGGTCGGGTTGACGATATTGCGTGCGGTGGATGCCGTGCGGTCGAGTTCGGCAACCATCTCGGCGATGGAGAGATCGAGCGTCCCCACGCGGTCGGCCAGGCCGGCACGGATCGCGAGCTCGCCGCGATAGATCGCAGCGTCCGTCGCGCGCACGGCCTCGACGGTCAGGCCACGATTGCCGGCGACGAGCCCGCACAATTCCGCATAAAGACGATCGACGTCGGCCTGGATCGTGGCGCGGGCACGCTCGGAGAGCGGCTCGTGGCCATTGGCGTCGACCTTGCGCTCGCCTGCGAACACGAACGTCCAGGCGAGGCCTGCTTTTGCATCCGCTTCACTCTCATCGACGTGGACCGCGACGACGCCGATGGAGCCGGCCTCGCCGGTGCGCGTCACGTAAATACGGTCCGCGGCACTCGCCACCGCATAGCCCGCGGACAGCGCGCTCTCGTTTGCTACCGCCCACAGCGGCTTGCCGTTGCCGGCCTTGATCGCGCGTATCTGCTCGACCAGGTCGAACAGACCGCCGACCTCGCCGCCGGGCGAGTCGACGTCGAGGATGACGCCGCGCACGGACGGATCGTCCATCGCGGCCGCAATCGCATCGCCGATATCGGAGTATGAAACGAGCCCGCTGGCGGCGGCGAGATAGCCCGAGCGACTGACCAGCGTGCCGATCACCGACACCACAGCGATTCTCTCGACGGTGATCGAGGTTTGCGGCGCCGGATCAGCTTCCGGATCGATTGGTTCCGATGTGCTGCCGGCGAGGCGCGGTACGAGCACGCCGAGGATCACCTCGAGCTTCGCTCGCGCGATCATCAGCGGCGCCCCGAACACGCGGGACGCGACGTGGGGCAGGTCAATCATATGGGGCGTACCGCTATTGAGCCGGTTCAGGCAGCGCTTCGGCGTCGCCTGTTGTGCCGGGATCGCTTGACGCTTGCGCCGCATCCAGGGGTGCGGCCGATCCGAAGGTCAGACCGAGCGATTTCTCCCGCGCCTTGTCGGCGGCGATCTCGGCATCGACCTGTTCGGCGTCGTATCCGCGCTCGGCGAGCGCCTGCGTGCGGCTCTTGAGCCCGGCGTCAATCTGCTCGATTTCGGCGCGGGCGTCCTTGAGCGGATCAACCCAGTCCCACTTCGGCGGGAGCCATCCGCAAGCAAAGTACTCCCGCCGACGCTGGTCATAATCGGGGAATGCCAGCGCGCCCGCCAGCACCGCAGTATCCATCCACCGCGCCCACACCTGGCGGCAGAGCTGCCAGACGATCACCGCATGCTGATAGGCCTCGATGCGGCGGCGGAATTCGAGCAGCGCCAGGCGCGAGTTCGAGTAATTCGCCTTGAGCATGTCGTTCGACAGATACGCATAGGGGACGCCGAGCGCGGCCGACACCTGCAGCAGGGTGCGGTACTGGAACGGCTCGTAGGTCTGGCCCACGTCCGCCGGGGCCGACGTTTGCACCTCCTCACCGGGCTCCAGCATGGTGATCTGGCCGGGCTGCAGGTCGATCGTGCGTTCGTCGTTCTCGTCGCGTCCCTCCGCGGCATCGAGCGGTTCTGCCGGGGCTGGCGTCGTGATGAAGAGCGCGTGCATCGCCGCGACCTTCTTGCGGTCGAGCTCGGCGTCGTCGTACTGGTCGAGCAGGAACAGCTTCACGATACCTGACGCAAAGCGCGAGACCCCGCGCAACTGTCCTGCATCGACCGGATCGATGACGTGCACGGTCTCGAACGCAGGCACCCGGACAATATCGCCAGCGAGCCCGGGATCCGTGATGTCACCCGGGTGCCGCCGCAGGAAGTGGTAGGCGACGCGCCGGCCGATCGCATCGAATTCGATGCCTTGGCGGATGACATTGCCGCCGGGCATGATCTCGTTTCGATTAAGCGGCAGCATCTCCGAGGGGATCATCTGCAGCTGAAGCGGCACCGTGAGGCCATCCTGCGGCCGGCGCGGCCGGAACCGGAAGAACACCTCGCCTGCGATAAACACCTCGCGCGCGGCACGTCGTTGCAGGCCGTAGAAGTCCGTGAAACCCTCGGCATCGGCTTCGTCGGTCCAGCCGAGCCAGAGCTCCTGGACCGCTGCTTTCAAGCCAGCGTCCTTGATCAGGGACGACGGTTTGATGCCGGCGCCGACCACATTGCCGGCCCAGCTCTCGATCGCGTTCGCGGCATAGCCGTTGTTGCGAATGAGCCAGCGGGCGCGCGCGGTGATGTCGGGACCAGCCGCCGCAATCAACGTATTGAGATGCGCCCGGGTCGGCTGGAAGCCTTTCAATCGCCGGTTCGCAAGCCCTGCCTCGAACCCGCCGATGAACGCCCCGACCCGGCGCCGGAAAGCTTTCAGCGAAACGACCACGAGCTCAAATTCCCTTCGAAGCGGACGTCAGGATGCGGCGACGCCGGCCACCTGCACCGGCGGCAGCGATCCGGCGTTCGAGATCCGTGATGGCGGCCGCCATCTCGGCGTCCGTGGCATACGTGACGCGTCGGCCGTCAATCTCGACTGTGCGCACGCCGCGGAAGCGTGCGCCGAGCAGTGCATCGCGCTGCACGGTCAGCTCTTCTAGGGTCATGCGCGGGGAACTCGATCGGAACCCGAAGGCTCACAGGCCGTACCAAGGCTTTGAATTCATTTCCGGCTTTGGATGGACAGCGTCATCGAGCCGCAACATGGCGCTGACCGCCTCTGTAGCGATTGACCCACAGCAGTCATTATGTCGATTGTTGATCAACAGCCTTTAATTCGTGGGCATTCGAGGGGGCGATCAAAGACTATGGCAGCGACACCGAAGCCGTCTCTCTACTCACGGATACGAACCAATGGGACGTTAACCGAGAGCCCCCGCGATGTGCCCGATGCGCGCTTCGCCCTGCCGTCAACTGTCCACTGGATGCGGGCGCTGGCGATCCTGACTGTCGATCAGAAGTTAGACTTCGCTGCTGCACGCGGGTTTTACGCGAAGGTTCAGGTCCGTAGCGTGCCTGAACCCGAGCTCAACACTGTCTGCGAGCAGCTTCTCTTCGTTCTCAACCAGATCGCCGCTCTCCAGGCACTAACATCGGCGCCCAACAAGGCTGACGTCGCGCGAACGGCGATCGTCGCCTGGTACTACGGCGTCTATAGCGCTGCTTCGGCTATGACGGCCGCGATGGACGGTTCTTTTCAGGACAATCATGCCGAGACTGCAAGGAAGTGGCACGAGCGCTTTCCGGCCAGAAATCTAACTATGCATCCCTTTGCGGACTGCCTTTCGAATGTCGTTCCCAGCTCGGTCGAGGCTGAGCTCGGGCCGGTTAGGGCTAAAGGCAAACACTCGCTCGTCAACAAGCCAACAACACCGCCGGAAGCGTGGGGATGCTGTGCGGAATATCTGTCCGGGACTGCTGGCTGGGAACGGTGGAACATCGAGGAGAGGGTCAGGGAAACGCCCGCGTTCAAGGCGCTCATGGTTTCCGATTTCCGGACGAAGGCCGCGAGGGAAATGCGTGACACCGCGTATGCCAAGCGCGGCATCGCTTTTTTGCACCAAGCGTCAAGGTATCGCGGAAAGGCGAACTATCGTGACGCGATCTATCTCGCTTACGGGACTTCGGTACCGACTCAGTTATCGGGCTTCGTCGACGACATGTTGGTCGTCTTGACGGCCTTCGCGGCCATGGCCGGCGGTTTTTGCTCGATGAGAGTCGGCAAGAGTGCGTGGAGTGATTTTATCGACGATCTAGATCGGAAGAGAGCGATATCGGTCTCACCTAAAGATGTCTGGTAAATGATGAGCGTTCCCGAGCCACGATATTCCACTCGTCGCTAGCTCAAGTAGCTCGATCGGAACACACGCCGGCCGCGGCGCGCCGGTCGCCGCCGGATGAGCCCGGCGACGCTGCCGGCCGCTGCTCCGGATTCGGCGGGCTGGTCCTCACATGATTCTTCCGAGATGCCGACCTGTTGCTCGAGGTCGCGCCACATGGCCTCCGTCCAACGGTCGGCGCCCGCGAGCCACGCGGCCGCGCGGGCGTAGACGCGGCAGTCGAGTGCTTCGTTGCGCTCGCGCAGCTTCTGCCATTCGAGCCGGCTGAAGCCGCGCTTGGTCTTCACCGTGACGAGTTGTTCGCCGACGAGCTGCTTGACCCACTCCGCTTCGGTGCCGCGCGCCAGGTGGACGTAGCCCACCGGGAACTTGGCGCCCGCTGCGATCTCCTCGTCGGTCGGCGTAGACAAGCGCAGAAAGCGGTAGGTCTCGCTCTTGAAGGTCGCAACCGCGATCGTCCACAGCCGCGCACCGCGGCGCAGCTTCTTGCCGCCTTCCGTGACGTCGACGTGGGTCGGGCCTGCGACCGGCGCCGTCCGGTTGAAGCCATCCACACCCTTGATGGGCGCGACCTGCGCGTGACCCATCTTGCGTGCCCAAGCGTATACGGCCGGCGCCTCGTAGCCGGTGTCGATCGCGAGCTTCGCGATTCCGATCCGCGTACCGTTTGCATGCAACCAGGTGCGATCGAGCAGGCGGCCAAGCTCGTCCCAGGCCTCGGCTTGCTCGGGTCCGCCTTCGACCACGAGGTGGTCGACGAGCCAGCTTTCGAGACCTCTCCCCCAGGCCCAGACATCGACTTCGATGCGATCCTTCTGGACGTCGGCGCCCGCCGTCAGAAACAGGCCGCCCCTCGGCACCGTGCCGATCTGCCAAGTTTCGCGGCGCTCGTAGAGGCGTTGCCAGTCGGGCGCCTCGCCGGTCTCGATCCAGGTCTCGCCCAAAACGCTGTTCTTGAAGCTGCGCTTGGCCTCGTCGGTGGTCGCGGCTTCCCAGAGACGCGCGATGTTCTCCCAGGAAAACCACCCGACCGGCGAATAGAGCGCCGAGATATGGAACCCGATCGTGCCGGGATCCTGCGACTCCGCGGTGGGCCGCCACTCGCCGGCCTGGAGCATGGCCGTCTTGTGATGCTCATCGATCCGGCCATCGCAGGAGGCGCATATATAATGTGTGGTCTCGGGTTTCCCTTTTTCCCAGCGGAGCCGCTCGAACCTGAGCCACTGCATATCTCCGCAATGCGGGCACGGCACGAAGTATCGGCGCTGGTCCGAGGCTTCGTATTCACGCTCGATGCGCGAGAGCCCGGCGAGCGTCGGGGTCGAGGCAAGGAACGCCTTGGCGCGCCAGGAGAACGTGCGCGTGCGCGCTTCGGCAAGCGCGACTGGATCGCCTTCCTCGTCGGCCGAGGGTGGATAGGCATCGACCTCGTCGAGAAACAGGTAACGCGCCGGCATAGAGCGCAGGCCGACAGCGCTGTTGGCGCCGGTGATGACGAGGAGTCCCGCCGGGAACTCCTTCGACAGCATCGTGTTGCCGGCATCACGCGAGCGTGCGGGCTTCACCCGCTGGCGGAGAGCGGGGCTTTCCTCGATCAGCGGATCGAGGCGCTGACGCGAGAACCGTTTGGCGAGCTCGACGGTCGGCTGCACCGCGAGCATCGGCCCGGGTGCATGATGGATGACGTAGCCGATCCAATTGTTGCCGGCCTCGGTCGCCCCGACCTGAGCCGCCTTCATGAACACGACGCGCCGTACCGGATGCGCCGGTGACATTGCATCCATGATCGCGCGCATATAGGGCGTGCGATCCGTGCGGTAGCGCCCAGGCTCGGCCGAGGCGCGTGGACTCAACACCCGATGGCGGTCCGCCCATTCCGAGACGGTGAGTGACGGATCGGGCAAGAGCCCATCGCGCCAGGCTTGGCTCAGGTCCTCCGCGCCATCGAAGGCGAATACGTCATCGGAACTCGGGCCGGATATCGGCGAGCTCGGCAAGGTGAGCGCGGACATGCCCCTCCACGACCTTCTGCACGGCATGGGCCTCCACGCCGAGCTCGGCTGCGATCAGGGCGGCGATCCGCGCCGGCCAGTTGAGCCAGGAGTCCCTTTCTTCGCGCGCAAGCCGGAACACGAGCGCCGTCGAGCGGGCGCGGTCGACAAGCTCGCCCTTCATGCGCTGCAAGCGCAGCCGCGCGAGATGAGCCTTGGCGATTTCGTGCGCCGTGCGCGCCTGCACGAAGGTGACGCTGCCGCCCGCGGGCAGACCCTGCTCCTTCAGCGTCTCGCGCACGGAGCCGAGCGCTGCCTCGCCGACGGGGCGCAGCTTCTCTGCGATAGCCTTCGACTTCGATTTCGCCCGGCCCGGATCGGTCGAGCGTTCCCACGAAGCGTCAGCCTTCGCCGGATCGACGGTGCCGTCCGACTCCAAAGGCACACGGCCCTGCTTGATCGCGCGCAGCACCGCAACATGGCTCACGCCGCGCCTTCGGGCATAAGCGCGGATTGATAATCCCATGATCGTCCTGGCGGCAAGATTGCAATCAAATGGCGCGATTATCTGCTTGGCTCGGGGCCAAAGCAGCGCGTTTATGGCGGCATCCGGAACGGAGACCGCCATGACCAAGACCGCCAAACTGGCCAGTAACAACGAAGCATGGGGCTTCTGGGACACCATCCGCCACCATGCCGATCCTGCCGAAGCCTGGCCGATCGCCATGCAGGCAGTCGGCGAAGCGACGGGATGCTCGGACGCCGGTGTTCGCGATTTCCTCGACAGCCGCCATGGCCGGCACTTCGCCGACGACGTGGCCAACGGCCTGTTCAAGGGACTACCCCTGCCGCAGGCAATCGAAGCCGCCGTCGAGCGGTGGATGACCTGGACCATCAACCGACGCACCGCGCGCGAGACCGGCATCCCGCGCGGACTGCCCTACTTGGTCGGCTTCGTCACCGACTGCGAGATCATGGCCGAAGCGGCCGCGTAGCGATTGAAAGGAGCATCGCCATGGAAGACTGGACCGGCCTCACGCCTAAGGAGATTCGCGCCCGCGTCGCCGCGGCGCGGGAGCCTGCCCTACGCAAGTTCCTCGCCAACTACGGCGCCACGGTTCTGCCCGGCGAAACTCTCGAACAGGCGGTGCGACGCGTGCAGCTGCTCATTTTCGGGGTGATCCGGCATGCGGCCGAGACTGCGATGCCGAACGAGACCTTCGAGAAATCCATGAACCGCGTGCTGTCGCGCCGGAACTGATTGGCTTTCGCGCTCCGAGGCTCCGCCCCGCTCCGATGCGGGGCTGGGGGTCGTAGAAGGGTCGCGATGGTCGCACCCGACTACGAAGGAGCCAGAAGATGGCCAAGACGAGCAAGGCAAAGACCAAAACCTCTCAGAAGCGGAAGGTCCAAACAAAAGCTAAGACGTCCGGCACACGCGCCAACAGCAAGCAGGCCCAGCTCATCGAAATGCTCAAGAGCCGGGATGGCGCCACGATCGAGGAGATCGTCAAGAAGTTCGACTGGCAGGCGCACACCGTGCGCGGCGCCATCGCCGGTGCGCTCAAGAAGAAGCTGGGGCTGGACGTGCAGTCGGAGAAGGTCGAAGGGCGCGGCCGCGTATATCGGATCATTTGAGTGCTTATCAGAACAAGGACAGCTGTTCGACTTCATCAAGGCGGATAACGCCATTGATCAGCCAAGTGTCCGGGTACAGCGAATGCGTGCCCATGGCGAGGAGCATCCCCTTGGTGGGATATTCCTTGCCGAACACACGTTGCACTTCGGCGAGAGCGCGCTCCTCTCCATAAAGCCGAGTCCAATTAAAGAACGTTGCCTCGATCTCCCAGTCCTGACATGTGCCTTCACGCTGGCCGTCGTCGGTTTGATAGCGGTATTTGAAGCGATACGGGCACGGCTGATACGGGATGAGTGGCTTCGTTTTGAACAAATCCTGCTGGGCGCGCAGCGCATCGAACCGCTTTGTCTCACGTTCGATATCGTCGTCTAGCTTCCTTTCGGTCTTGAACTCTAGGATCTTCGCTTTCAGTAGCGCGAGGCTCCGATCAGCCGCTCGCTCCTTATCCAAGCTGGTGACGATGGAGGTGCCGAGAAAGCGTTGTCTCTCGGATTTCTTCAGCTCACCGACTATCGCGATGCTGTCTTGGTCGACGCGTCGGCTTTCCGACCGTGGGTCGTCATTCGGTAGCCGCCATTTGAAGCGAATCCGATCCCAACGGCCAAACTTCTGGCCGTCATCTAGCGTCCGGAATGAAACCGGATATAGGCGAAGCCAATGCCCTTGGAGATCGATGGCCGCGCAGCACACCGTTTCGCCATGCCGCTGACCGACTTGGGGAGCGGCCTTGATGATGACGATTGCTTCGGTTTCACCCGAGCGCGAGTGCTCGATCGCCGTTGCGCTCATAAGCGACCTTGCTATGCGGTGCCACGTCCTTGCGAACACCGAGATGCTTGATGTCGAAGCCATCTTGTTTCGCGAGTGCAGCTGCAACGATCGTGCGATGGCAATGTTCGTGCGCGCGCTCGAAGCACAACAAACAAGACACCTTCTCATCTGCGGCTTGTGCTGCCACTCTCAACGCGGCCTGCGCATCGCTTCCTTTCAGGTGGCGACCGTAGATATTCCGAAAAGCGGAGAAGTCACCGCGGCGCGCCGCGTCACGTCCCGGCTTAGGATCGCCCAATTCCTTGAGATGCACATATGCAATCCCCTTCACGGCCAACGCTTCGGCGAGCGCTTTCTTTGAGAACCCCCGCTTTCGGGAGACAGGGACGTCGCGAATATCAATAACCTGGTCCACAGCGCACGCGGCGAGCGTCGCAAGGAAGTCGGCCAAGTCGGCTCCCTCGTACCCAATCGTGAAAAGCTTCTTGATGCGCACGCACTCGTTCCTTGCGGTTGGTGATGACGATGACACCACTGTCGACTAGCAGCGTTAACGGGCGATTTACAGCACTTTCCGAGACTTGGCTGGCGATCCTTGGCTGCGGCTATTTGTGCGACCGGCGCTCCACGGCCCTAAACGGTTGATCGGACTCGCTTATCGGTGAAGCTCTGCCCGTCGGCATCGAGGATCGCTCTCGACCCGGTGTACTGCTGCCAGCGCTCGATGACGACATCGCAGTATCGAGGATCGATTTCGATCGCGAGGCAAACGCGATCGACCGTCTCGGCTGCGATGACAGTTGAGCCCGAACCTGCGAAGGGCTCATAGACAAGATCGCCTTTGACGCTGTTGTTGACCATCGGCCGGCGCATGCACTCGACCGGCTTTTGCGTCCCGTGCTCGGTGGCTTCGTCGTTCTCGCCGGTGCCGATGGTCCAGAGCGTTGTTTGATCGCGCGCGCCCTGCCAATGACCGGTTGCTCCCTTTCGCACCGCGTAGAAGCACGGTTCGTGCTGCCAATGATAATCGCCGCGGCCCAGCACCAGGCGTGGCTTCGCCCAGACGATCTGTGCCCTGGTCGCGAAGCCGCATGCGTCGAGGCTGTCCGCCACTGTCCGCGCGTGGATCCCGGAGTGCCAAACGTAAGCGACTTCGCCGGGGAACAGACTCCAGGCATCGCGCCAGTCCGCCCGGTCATCGTTGTTGACCTTGCCTGTGCGCGCTGTTGTCGAAACTCCGGACTCGTTGCGCCAATTGGGATCGTAGTCGACGCCGTAGGGCGGATCGGTCACCATCAGGTGCGGGCGCGCGCCGTCGAGCAGACGTTGGACGTCTGTTGCGACCGTCGCATCGCCACACAAGAGCCGATGCGGTCCGAGCACCCAGAGATCGCCCGGGCGGGTCACCGCCTGGGCGGGCGGTTCAGGGACTTCGTCCTCTTCCGCGGACGCCCCACCTTGATCGAGGCCATCGAGCAGGCGGTCCAGCTCATCCTCTGCAAAGCCGAGTAGATCGAGATCGACGCCGTCTTCCTTGAGACGGTCGAGCTCGGCAGCCAGCATCGCTTCGTCCCAGCCGGCGTTGAGCGCGATGCGATTGTCGGCGAGCCGAAAGGCGCGCGCCTGGGCGTCGGTCAGGTGCCCGAGCCGAATGACAGGAACCTGCTTTAGTCCGAGGCGCTTTGCGGCAACGATGCGACCGTGGCCTGCGATCAGCACGCCGCGGTCGTCGACGAGACAGGGAACGTTGAAACCGAACTCCGCGATCGAGCCGGCGATTTGCGCGACCTGCTCGTCCGGGTGCGTTCTGGCGTTCGCGACATAGGGCAATAGCCGCGCGATCGGCCACTGCTCGACCGAAAGCTCGTCAGGCGGCATCGGCGATTTCGACGCCGCGCGCCGCCGCGGTCGCCTCGAAGGTGCGCTTGTCATCGGCAAGGACGACCGGTTGATCGGGAAACAGCTTGCGCCATCGCAGGATGGCGACGTCGACGTATTCCGGGGCGAGCTCCACCGCCTTCACGACACGGCCGGTGCGCTCGCCCGCAATCAGGCTCGTGCCCGATCCGGCAAATGGCTCGTAAACGACATCGCCGTCGTGGCTATAGGCGCGCATCACAAATTCAGGCAGCGCCACCGGAAACACGGCCGGGTGCTCGGTTTCGATGCCGCGGGCCTTGTGCCGCGTGATGCGGACGACGCTGTCGGGAATGCGTGTCTCCTGCACGCCCTGGCCGGCGTGACTCCATTCCCCGACGTGACCGTCGCGGCTGCGCATGCCGCCATGGGTGTCATTGATGTGGCCCGCCCACTTGCAGGGCACGATCTTGTTGGGCTTGCGAGCGACCCGATTGAAGTGAAACAGCAGCTCAAAGGCCGGCGCGAAGCGACCATTCCAGTCGCCGGGCAAGCCCGGCCCCTGATCCCAGGCGTAGAGTCCAAATCGGCGCCAACCCTGCTCGCGCATCCGTTCGAGCCAGCTCTGCCAGTAGGGCTGCCATTCGTTGTCGCGATGGATCAGGCCGAGGTTGACCAGAACCTGCGCCTCGTTGATGACCGGCAACTCCTTGAACACGCCCTGCATCAGCGCGTCCCAATCGCCGACGCCACCGGTCGTGTAGTCGCGCTGATTGCCGTAGGGCGGCGACGTGAAGACGAGCGACGCGCATTTCCCCTCCATGACGCGCGACACCACCTCCGCATCGGTGCTGCTGCCGCAGACAAGACGGTGGCGGCCGAGCAGCCAGAGATCGCCGGCTCGCGACACGGGCTGGCGCGGTGGCGCGGGCGTCTCGTCGGCGACATCCTCGCCACCCTCGTCGGCATCCCCCTCGTCGCCGAGCGGCGCCATCAGCGCTTCAAGCTCGACGTCCGAGAATCCGGTCAGGGCAAGATCGAAGCCCTCGCCGTTGAGCGCATGCAGTTCGGCCGCGAGCAGTTCTTCATTCCAGCCGGCGTTGAGCGCCAGCTTATTGTCGGCGATCACGTAGGCGCGTCGCTGCGCCGGGGTCAGGTGGCCGAGCACCACCACCGGCACGGTCTCGATCCCAAGCCGCCGCGCCGCCAGCAGCCGTCCATGGCCGGCGACCACCACGCCCTCGGCGTCGACCAGGATCGGGTTGGTCCAGCCGAACTCGACGATGGATGCCGCGATCTGCGCGACCTGATCGTCCGTGTGGGTGCGGGCGTTGCGCGCATACGGGATCAGCCGGTCGAGCGGCCAGTGCTCGACCGTGTCGGGCAGTCGGTGCGTCATCTGGTTCGTGGTGAGCGCAGTACCGCGACGGGCATGGTAACCGGGGCTCGCCTGTTACCAGGCGGCGGTTACCAGGGCGCAGGCCGAAAACGCCAACCGTTGCGGCCCTTTAGGGCACACGGGCGGCAACGTCGCGTGGTAACCGGTAACTCAGATTTTTGCCCTGCCGGTGGCGAAATTTCGGGCCATTGCCCCCCGCATACCATTTCCGCCAGGGAGGACCCGCGACTCGGCTCTGCCGATCGTCGCGCGCGCCTCTCGCGAGCCTGCCGCGAAACTACACTTCGTCGGCCGATTCCGTCTCGCATAAAAGTGGCTCACACAAAATTGGCTCACACGGCGATTTCATCTTGACAAGATGCGAGCGCGCTCCATGAACGCGCGCCGCGATGTCTTCGTGCCGACAAAGCGGCCGTTGAGCTTCCAGGCGATGAGGCTCAATGCGTATTGCCAGCGGCGCTTTGCCGTTGCCGGCGCGATGCCAAAGCGCCAGCAAATCGGCTTCCATGGTGTGCGTTCGGCACGCGCCCAGGCGAGCTTTGCGTCTTCGGCTTCCAGCCAGCGCAGCCAGCCGAGCGTCTCCTCCATGCGGCTGATGGCGTCGGGCAATGGCGGCGGGCGCTTCAACCGCACTGGTTCTTGCCCGACGAGGTCGCTGAACTCGTGGAGAACCTTCGGCCACAGGTTGAAGTAACCCTGCACGCGCACTTCGGGCAGACGCGCCATCACGTCCGCTGCCTCGTGAAGCCGCGCTTCCACGCAAGCCGGCGTCCAATCAGCCATGGTACGCCTCCTTGTTCGTCGAGCGTTTGCCGTAAAGTTTTCCCCCGAGTTGCCGGATCAGTTCGCGCTCCGGCCAGGTGAGAGTTTGATCATGCACGCTCACCACCAGGATGCCGTGCTCGTGCCAGCCATCGCGTTTGACCCGATCGGGCGTGCGCCGCTCTCCGCCGTATCCTTTGGGTGTCCACCTCATGGCTGCGCCTCGTGGGCGATGAGGTCGGCGAGCGCACCGATGATCGAGGCGGGCGTCTTGCCGTCGCCAAGCCGTCCCATGCTCGCCGCGAGCGCGGTGGGCTCGACGCCGTGCTGGAGCAGGAGCGAAAGCGCGATGCAGGCATCATCGAGGATACCGTCCATGGCGGAGCCGACCTTGGCGCCGTGCGTGAATACTTCGCCGATGCGGTCGGTGTTCGGATCGAAACCGACCGTCACCGAATAGGACCGGCAGTCGTGCACGAGCCTGGTCGTGAGGCTGGGCCGGCGATTGGGAAGACGCTGCCGGCTCATGGCGCGCCTCCGTGGACCAATCCGATGTTGGGCGCGCGCGGCATCACGGCACCCCCTTCAGCCAATCGGGGGAATCTGCGCCTGGGGAACGTGGGGAACGTGCTTGGCGACCTTCCCCGCCATGTTCCCCGGCACAAGCCTCTGAATTGTCGGCGTTTTGGGAATGTGGGGAATGTGGGGAACGTGTTTGCTCTTCTTTCTTATTGTGTACGCGCGCGCACGCGCGGAGGTCGGAAAAACATTCCCCACATTCCCCACGTTCCCCGAGCCCTTCTTGATCAATGGGATAGGCCGGGGAACGTTGGGGGGAGTGTTGGTCGACAGACGCCTGACATTCCCCTTTTTCTGCTTCGGAGGAGTCCGGCAAACGTTCCCCACATTCCCCTGTTTGTTCGTGGCTGCAGTCGGAAAAACGTTCCCCACGTTCCCCTTCGATGGCGAGCTGCCAGCGGCGGGCCTGATGCGAGACGCCAATCGCGCGGATGCGCGCCTTGAGTCCGGCGATGTCGAATACCCGGTCGCGCATGCGCGCGAGCGCCTTGCCGAGCCGGATTCGCTGCGAACGGTCGCCGCCGGTGCCGAGCGGAAGCGGCGGCTCGCAATTGACGGCGAGTTCGTAGAGGCCGCTGGTGCCGACCTCGGCGGTGCCGAAGCGATCCCACCATTGTCCGACGAACACGCGCCAGACCGCGCCTTCGCCGTCGGAGGCTTCGAGCATCTCGTCGATGTTGCCAAGGAATCCGGACACGCCGATCGCATCGAGCATGCCGCCCATCACGGCGGCCCAGGCTTCGAAGCTGCCGATGTTCTTTGCCCCGCGCGGCTTGCCGGCCGCGATCCAGGCGCGGCATAGCGTCAGGCAAGCAGCGACGAGGTCTGCCCGGTTGGCGTGCACCCAGCCCACGAGATCGGGATGACGGAAGCCGCTGCGGCGCCAGGGCTGGTCGACGCGGGCGTCGAGCCGGATGCGCACAAGCCGGCGCGCCATCTCGCCCGAGAACTCGGCATTGTTGCCGGTGGCAATCCAGATGCAGCGGATCGGCAGCCGCGTCGTTTCCGAGACACCGAGGATGCGGTCTTCCCAGAATGGCGCGGTGAGCGCGGCAGCAAGCGCCGAGGAGTCGAGCGGCCGGCGCAGATTGTCGATCAGGACGACGGACGGGATCTGGCGCAGCTTGGCGGTCAAGCGCTTGCGCCATTCCTCGTCGTCGCTGCCTTCGACCATGACGCTCGCGCGGCAGCCGATCGCGACGACCGACATCACGTCCACCATCAGGGTCGCGCCGGTGCCTTGGGTCGGTTTCTCGACCAGATGCAGCGGGGTCGGCCCATCGATCATGGCGCGCACGAAGCCGACGAGAAGGAGCGCAAGCGCATGCGCACGCTCGGCTTCGCCGATGAACGGGAAATCTCCCAATAGGTCATCGAGCAGAAGAGCCCGCGCAACGGCGATGTCGGATTGCGTAGGCTTCGTCGGCACCGGCGGCAGGATGAAGCCCTTGGGCGGGTCGTAGAGCAGGCGCGCAGCCGGATGGTAGCCGGGCTCGGTGATGAGTTCGCCCTCGCGGCCGAACACGGGCGTGGTGACGATGCCTGTCAGCACGGGAAGTGCCGGATCGGGCGTGGCCAGGATCGACTTGATCACTGCCAAGGGTGGATGGGCCGGGATCAGATCGCCGTTGCGGGAGAGCTTTCGCCAATCGGCGAGTTGGGCGAGCACCGGACGCAGGCGATCCTCGGTGAGCGGCTTCGCCATGGGCAGTCCGTCGTCATCGCGCACCACCCAGGTCGGGCATCCGGCGGCACGGAACATCCAGGGCGGATCATTGGCGGCGAGCAGAATCTGCCACGCCTGCGACACCGCGCGCGCCAGATCGCCGTTGTCGGCGCGCAATTGCGGTCGGGGGCGATCCGACTGCCCGAAGCCGATCGGCTTGTGCGTGCCGCTGTCGATGGCGAGAATCACGCGGTCGTCGTTGCCGTGGGCGCCCCATTCGACCGCGGCCTCAACGATTCTGCGCACGGTATCGACGCCGTCGCGCAGCAGCAGGTCATTGAAGTCGTCGCCCTCCTTTGGCGGCATGGCGATGAAGACCCGCCGGCCCTCGGCGTGCAGACGGGCGGCAGCCGTCTCGGCCGCGCGCGCGCCAGCGCCGGAGGGATCGTGGTCGGCAAGCAGCACGACCTTCCGCATTTCGGTGGGCAGAGCCACCTGTTCCAGGTTAGAGGCCGAGAGCGTTGCCCAGACCGGCAGGCGCGCGCAGGCAGTCATCACCGAGAGCGCCGTCTCGATGCCCTCGGCGAGACCGATGACGCCATCTTTAGTCAGGTCGGCAAGCCGCACGGCGCCGCCTGCGATCGAGGCCAGCATTTTGCGCGGGTTATCGACCGGCGCCTTGGCGGTGCCGTCGTCGGCGAGATAGGTGCGGTGGAGCGCGATGCGGTTGCCGGCAACGTCCCGTACCACGGCTGCCAGGCCCGGAAAGCCACGCCGGCTTTCCCAATGCGTCAGGTCAGGATGGAACAGAAGGTCGGAGCAGTCGGGAGCCGGTAGGCTGCGCGAAGCGAGATATCGCTCGCCCAACGTGCCCGCGATCGGCACCGCCTTCGAGAGGATGTGTTCGATCTCGCGGGCCTGATCGGCCTGCTTGGACGACGGCTTGGCGGCGGACCGTCTCGGCTGTGGGCCTGCCGACGGGTTTGCCAGATCGGCCGAGTAGGCGAACAGCTCGCGTCCACTGAGTCCCGTTGCATTCTCCAATGTGCTGAGCGGTCCACCGCCATCACCACCGTCGAAGTCAATCCAGTCGCCAGCGTGCTCGCCGGCAAGCGCGATCACGCAAGAGCCGTTCTTGCGCGGCGCGGCGCCCTGGATATTGGCGAGCCGCCATTCATCGCCCACCCGCCGGCCATTCGGGAACAGCCGCGGAACCCATTGCTCGGCGCTATCGCGCAGACGCGAGACGATGGCATCGAGGTCAAACCGCTCGACCGGCCACACAGGTTGCGCGTCGTTGAGGTCGAGCATCGGCGCCTCAATCGAGCAGCACGAGGCCGCGCTCGGCGCGGGTGATTGCGGTGTAGAGCCAGCGTGCACGATCCTGCGGCGTGCGCCCGAGCCCGTCGTCGAACACCACGACGTTCTCGAACTGGGAGCCCTGCGACTTGTGACACGTGATGGCCCAGCCCCAGACGCACTCGATCAGGGTGCGTTTCTTATGATGGTCGCGCCGGTCCCGATCGGGATCGGGCGAGAGATGATCGTCGAAGTGGCCGCGATAGATGCGGAAGCGCTCACGCCTGCCGTTGGTCTCACCACCAACCTTGTGCCCATCCTCGGTGGTGATCGCGGCCTTGAAGGCGATCTCGTCGCCATCCTCCTCTATGTCGCCGAGGGTCACGAACATGCCGTTGACCAGGCCGATGTCGTTGCGATTGCGCAGGCAGATCAACTTCTCGCCGGCCCCGGTCGGATAGGAAGCAACGAAGCCCGCGGCCTGCTTCATGGCAAGGTTGAGCTGCATGCGCGTGGCGTTGCGCCCGCAGATCACCTGGCCGGCCCGGAGCAGGCCCGATGCGTCCACGTCAGACCGGCGCATCTTCCACACGAATTCATCGTGCTCGCCGTAGGGAATCGGCTTTCCCTCGCGGGCCCAGGTCGCGAGGCGGATGACGGCGCTGTCGCCGGCCTGCCGGTGCACTTCGGTCAAGAGCACGTCGGGCTTGTCGGTGTCGAAGGCGCCCTCGCCCTTGACCGGCGGCAACTGGCCGGGATCGCCCAGGACGAGAGTCGGCTTGCCAAAGGCAAGGAGATCGCGCGCCATCTCCGCGCCGACCATGGACACCTCGTCGAGCACCAGCAGCTTGGCATCGCGCAGGACGGACTCGGAATTGAGCACGAAGCGCGGCTTGTGAACATCCTTCAATCGCAGCTCGAGCGACCGGAGGCGGGATTCCTCGAACAATCGCTCGGCAACTCCGAGCGACGGCAGCTTCGCCTGGATCTCGGCGACCTCGGCCTTGAGCTTCTCGATCTCCTGCGGGCTCGCCTCCGACACACGATAGATGAGCGAATGGATGGTGGACGCGGGCGTGCCCTTGCGCGTCATCACCAGAGCGGCCTTGCCGGTGAAGGCGGCATAGAGCACGTCGCCGATCTTCGACTCGGCTCCCGGCGTCGAGAGTCCCAGTTCCTCGATCGCATACTTGACGATCGTGCTCTTCCCGGCGCCGGCATAGCCGAACACGCGGCAGACCTGCTGCTCCTTTGTGCGGTTCTCGAACCAGTCCTTGACCGTGGTAATCGCCGCGCGTTGGCTCTCGGAAAGCGTGATGGTCATGCGTGACCTCCGGGCGTAAGCGCGTGACAGCGGATGCGGTATGGACAGAACGCGCAGATGAAGAAGCCGGCGTCGTCGGAGATGCGCGGCAGCAGCTCGCGAGCTTCGACTGCGCGGATCACGGCGACGGCCTTGTCGGAGAGCGCCTGGGCTGCTGGCGGATCGAAGGAGACGAGTTCGTAGCGGAGCGCCTGCGTATCCTTGTCGAGCGCAACGAACAGCGTGTTCTCGACCGCGAGGTAGGCCATGTAGACCTGGACCTGCGCCCAATAGATCGGCTTGGAAGCTTTGACCCCCTGCTTGACGACGTCCTGCCATGAGGAGGACTTCAAGGCCTTGTGCTCGAACAGGGCCGGATACTCGATGCCGACGTTGGGCCCGCCGACGATGACGCCATCGATGTGGCCGCGGAGGCGGCCGCCCGCGACCGAGAAGCCGAACTGTTCGCCATTGCGCTTGTGCGTTCTCAGATCGAAGCCGGCGAGCCGCAGCCACCGGATGGTCATTTCCTCGAAACGATGGCCGGCTTCGAAAATGCGCAGCATGCGCCCGGAAAAATCGGCGCCACCATCGACCGGGACCTGCATCAGCTCGTAGCAGAGCCGGCGTGCGCACGGTTCGCCGATGCGGGACGCGCCGAGATAATCGCGCGCAGGTATCACGGCACGCTCTGCCGTGAGCGCGCCGTCAACGAGGGCGTCAATGCGCTCGCCGATCGGCGGCGGCGCGGGGGCGCGGCCGTAAGTGAATCCCGAGCCGTGGTTGAGGTCGACGATATCCATCACCGGCCTCAAAAAGGAATATCGTCGTTGAGCGTTTCGCGGCGCATGGCGTCCTGGAAGCCGTCGATGCAGGCCTCGATGATGCGATCGATCTCTTCGGGCGTTCGGTCGTGGAACGGCGCCATCAGCCCGAGCTCGGTCAGCACCTCCGCAAAATTGCGCCGCGCCGCCTTGATCGCCCGCATCTCCAACTCGGTCTTGTCGATCACGCCGTGGTTCCTCTTGGCGATGGCGGCGCCGGCATTGAGGCAGCGCAGCGAACAGAAGGGATAAGTCGGGTAGCGGTCGGGACGCAGTTGATGCGTGTAGTAGAAGCCGCGGGATTCCCGGCTGCAGAGGGTGCAGGCTCTCAGCCCAACAGCAGCATCGAGAGCTTCTGCGACCCGGGCTCGTCGGGTGCTTGCGCGATCCGCTGCGACGCCAGCACGATGAAGCGGCTGATGGCGTTCTGCGCCATGGCCTCGATCTCGGGCATGGTCAAAGAGCGGATTGGCTGGTGAAGCCGTCCTCTTCCTTCGAGCCATTCGCCGATCGCCTTGGCCGCTTCATGCGTGACGTGCGCCTGCCACTCGTCGTCGGTCATGGCTCAACCATTGAGCCAGGCCGGACCCGGCGGCTTTGCTGCCGGTGCGCCGGCGCCGGATGTCGGTTGCGACCAGACAGGCGCACCGGACGTCTGCGGAGATCGCGGTTGCGCGGCGGGTGGCTGTCCACCTTGACCCGTGGTCTGGTTCCAGGCGGGCTGCGCGGCCGTAGCCTTGCTGCCGGCCCCGCGCGAGCGGCTCGGGCTCGCCGGCACGTCCTTGCCGTCCATGACGAGCTTCCACTCCTTCTCGGTCGGCAGCACCACGCGGTCGAGGCGGTTCTGGTCGCCGTAGCGGGCATCCTCGCTGGCCTCGATCCTGACCTTGGCGACGAAGGTGATGCCTGAGAGATCGGCAAGTCCGCGCAGGACGCGTTTCTGCTTCGCCGCCTCGCTCATGTCCTGCGGGTCGAGGCCGAGCGCGCTGTCGATCATGGCGCGGAAGGTGCTCTTCGAAATCTTCCAGGCGATCGAGACGCCGTTCTCGTCGACCTTGCCGCCCTGGACCGTGAACATCTGCCAGAACTTGCGCTTGGCATGCGGTCCCTCCGCCACGGTGAACTCGCAGTCGAGCATCCGCACGTCGCTGGTGGGATCCTTCGGCGCCTTGAGCAGGGCCTGGTCGATCTCGCTCTGGCCGTCGATCCCGCCCGGGCGGACGATCATGGTCACCTTGGCGAAGGTGCCGTCTGGAATGAGTTCGCCGGTCTTCTGCGGCTCGGCGTCGTTCATGTCGAACATGGTGGTCATCCTCTGCTGGTCTGGTTGATCTTGCGGAGCAGCGCGCCGAGGTCGGGCGGCTCGGTGATGTCGAGGCGGCCGGAGCGATCCTTGCCCGGCAGGCCGAACGGATTGGCCGACTGGCAGACGAGGCGGCGCACCTCGCCGCGATCGGGCTCGTGCCGCCAGGTGTCCCCGTCGGGCGTGAACCGGCTCATGGAGATCACCTGGTCGACGATGCCGGGGAGCTCGCGGGCGGCCTTGCCGCCCTCCATCTGCGGCTGCCAGGTGACGCGGTTGAACTCGTCGGTGACGCGGTCCAGGATCCCGACGAAAATCACGGTGCGGCCCGGCACGTGTTGCAGGTGCTTCAGGAGCCCGATGGTTTCGCGCGCCAGCAGGCCGTACGCGCCACGAGTGTCGGGTTTCCCGGTCCGCTCCGACTGCGCTTCCGGCCGTGTCTTCGCCCAAGCCATCGCAAGGCGCGTCAGGTCGGTGATGGAGTCCACGAAGATGATGCGTTTCCCCGCGATCATGCGGACGAGATCGGGATAGGTGTCGCCGAGATGCCGGTAGTGGCTTTCGCAGAAGAAGGTTTTCTCATCGGCCGCCGGATCGACGCCGCCGACGAGGCAGGCGACGTCGAGAGCATCGGCGAAGCTGCGCACCGGGATGCTGTCGCCCGGCCAGTCCTGGACCGACTTCATGCCGGCCTCGAGATCGATGCAGAGCGTCTCCGCCGGCGGCAGGGTCTTGAGCAGTGAGGTCTTCCCGACTCCCGAGGGCCCGAAGATCACCATGGTGGTCTTGGTGTGGGCTTCGGCGAGCCGCTGATCGGCCGTGATGATGCGCAGCGCCATCAGCGGCCTCCATCGGAGATCGCATCGACCGCGCGGTCGGCGCCGAGTGCCCCGGCTTGGCGAGCGAGACCGTAGAGCTTGCGCAACGCATGCAGCCGGTCGCCGACGGCGTTGAACTCGGCCTCCGCGCCGAGCATCGCGAATGCGACGTCGTCGAGCGTGGCGTCCTCGATCGCCTTGACGGTGGCCGGCCGCTGCCGTGCTTCGAGCGCCGGAATGGCAATGCTGTCCGGCAGCCCTTCGAGCCAGATATGGCGCTTGCGCAGCGCGGTCACTGCAACTGATGTGGTCATCGGGAGACCTCTTCGTTGATGCTGGGGCGAAACGCCGGCTTGGCGAGGTGCGGGCCCATCACGCGACCTCCGCCAACAGCAGCGACGAGAGCGAGGCCGGAACCGTCTTCGGCTTCGAGCGCGCGATGGCGAGATAGCTGTAGTCGTCGGGACCGTGGCGGCGCTGAACGAGGTGGATCAGCTTCTGCTCGCCGGCCCACCAGGCGCGGCGCGCCATGCGGGTGAGCTCCGCGCGGTCGCGCTCGGGAAGGCGCGTCCCATGCGAAAACGTGTCCAGTGCGAGAAAGCCGCGGTAATATTCAAGGACATCGCCGGGAGCCGCCTGCCCGATCCAGCCGCACAGGTCGGTTTCGTTGATCCGCAGACGGACGCTCGGTAGCTTGGTGATGGTGCTGATCATGATTGGCTCCTACTCGCGGATCGGTGGAACCGTCTCAGGCCGCCGGCATGCCGATGGCCGTCAGGACGAGGCGGATGCTCGATCTCTACCGAGGCGCCGGAGACGGGATCGCTGACGTAGATCGCCAGCAGCGGCGTCCCGTCGGCGTGGGCGCCGGCGTCCTCGATCTGGTAGTTCCGGTTCGGCTCGAAGAACTCGATCAGCTCCCAGCGCCGGTAGAGGCCAGGCAGGCGCCTGAGAACTTCGGTGGACAGCTCGGCTGTGCTGCTCATGCGTGTCGGCCTTCGGTTGAATTGAGACGCGCGGCGGTGTCTGAACGGGAAAAGCCACCCCGCCATCCGGATCGGGACATCGGGTCAGACGTGTTCGTGGAGGAAGTCCCGCAGTCTTCTCGTGGCGCGTTGGTAGCGCTTGCGGGCCGCGGCCTCGGACAAGCCGATTTCAATGGCGACCTCGGCTTGCGAGAACCCCTCGACCGCTACGCGGATCACAAGCGTCGCATCGGTGCCGATCAGTTGGCGGATGTCGCCGTGCAGCCGCGCGTGACTGAGCACCGGGTCCGGCGCGTCATGGTCGTCCGCGACTTCATCGGGGTCGGTGTCGCTGACAACGCTCTGCCGATCAGCTTCGCGCTGATGCGCGCGCAGCAAGTCGCGTTCGACATTTCTGAGGACGGTAGCAGCGATCCAGTTGACCCGCCGCAGATCGAGACCGCGGATGGACTCGGTGGTTCGTGCGAGGATGTCGGAGGTGACCTCGTCGGGAGCGCCGAGCTTGCGCCAGATCGACCGCCGGCGGATGGCATCGAGCCCGGGCCAGAGCGCCAGCAGCATCAGGGTCATTGCGCAGTCGGCTGCGGGGCCATCAGACTGCGCGGTCATAACCAGAGTCGCTAGGATCAGGTTCTTCTGATCAGGGCCGCCGAATTTCCGGTGCAGCGCATCCAGCACGGCAGCCGGATCGGGAAACGGCGCGATGAGGTTTTCGGTACCTCGGATCGCAGCGAAGCTGCGCTGGAAGCTGAGGGTGGAGGACGATTGCGTGAGGTGGTCGCGGATCTCGTGCCACGCGAAAGACATCGGACGCCTGCCTTGCGGCCAGGCGTCCGGCGCCTTCTCGTGGCCAGGTCAGGACGTCGCGCGTCTCTGAGATTTCAGGGGATGGGTGTGGAGGTGCGCCTCAGCGCACAGGGGCGGTCGCCTGGTTCAGCGTCTTGCAACCACGGCAGGTCGCCACGACCGGAAAGCCAACGAAGTACTCGTGCCCCCGCGCAAAGCGCAGGTGCATGCGGCCGTCCTGGCCGACGCCGAGCAGCTTGTCACAGCGCGTGCAGCGCCATTCCGCATTCGAGGTGGTGGCCTTGGTCTTCGCGGCGCCGGTCCAGCTCGATGGGGCAGCCTGGCGCGAGGGGAAGGGAGTCGGCATCGAAGTGCTCCTCTGATGAGTGGAGCCCTTCCAGTAATCAGTGGATTGTTAGACCGTCCCCCGAGAGATGTTAGACCGATGTCAGACGGCGGGGTCTGATGGCAGCGCATCAACGATCAGACGCCAGAATCCGTGTTTCGCGCCCTTGCCGATGTATACGTCGACGATACTTTTCCAAGTCTCGGCCCGGAACGCCTGTTGCGGGCTTCGAACATCAGAACCCTCAGTAAGCGCCGAGGCTTTCACATCGGGGCTTCCCGCCTTGTAGGCGGCAACCAGCCGTTCGAAGATCTTGATCTGGTTTGCCCCGAGGATGGCCAACGATGGCCTGCCAGGGATGTGCAGGGTCGCGGACTGGTTCCCGGATTTGAGGACCTGAGGTGTTGATCCGCCCAAGGCGAGGGTACGTCCGGAACGGAAGGCGATTTCGAGACCGTCGCGCGAAAGAACGAACTCGTCGCCCTCCGTCGACACGTTCGATAGCAAAGACACGACGATGTTCGGCCCGAGGCAGGCCGGCATTTCTGCGCTCGCGGCCAGGACGATGCCCGCGCCCACGTTGTTGCGGGCGCGGAGCGCCAGATCGAGCTTGTCGATAACGTTCAGATCGTCGAGGCGCCGCGCGAAATACACCGGGACCTCGGCGTCATCGATCTGCATCGCACCGAGAAGCGTGAGGTCGGGACCGAGAATCTGGCTGACGCGCTTGGCCAACAAACGGTTCATCAGCCGCAGTACGGTTTCGTGCAGCCATTGCCGGTTGATCTCGTACAGCTCGAGATCCGACGCTGGCCGTTCGCCCCCGTCTTCGCCGAACGGACCGACCGTTCGGACCATGCCCGCTGTCGATGATGGTTTGACGGTGATCTCGCCATTCATGTCGTCGGCCTCGATCAGAACGACGTCCTGCCGGCCGCGGCGCTCAAGCAGGCCGCCCTCGATCAGGCGGGCGGGGTCCAGCCCGAGTTCGCGAAGATATGCGCCACTCACCTCGTTCTCCACGCGGTCATAGAGCTCGACCAGCTGCGGGAACATCGCCCGCAGGGCGCCATTTTCGATTTGGCGGAAGGCGCTCAGGATTCCCCATGCGGTCAGGAGCGCATAGCCGAGGCTGCGCTCTTCCGGATCCTTGTTGCTCTGGAGATTGCAGCTCTTGCTGCCCGATACAGTGATGTTGAGCGTTCGTTCCCTGTCGTCACCGGCCCTGCTGTAGGCCACGGCAATACCGATGCGGCTGAACCCATCCGCACGCCTGAAAATATTGCCGTGCCCCAGATATGTGGTCGCGATCTCTTCAATATCATCGTCGATGGTGACCTTGAGCCCCAATTTGCGCTTCCAGTTGCCAAGGCGGATTTCGGCCTCGAGAACTCGCGCAAGGCTAATGGCGTAGCCATCGATCGAGGGCAGCGGCAGACTGAGCGACATGCGGAAACGCGAGAGGTTGTAGCGTTTCCAGGCGAGGGGCTTCTTCGAAACATCATGGCCCAGCGCGACCTCTGCGAAGGAGCCGCCGACCTTCTGGCGGACGAACGGGCTGTCCGCGCAGACTTCGATCTGACGGATCGACGGCGTGTAGATCAGCGTCGCTTCGTTGGGCGGCCGATAATAGATCGTGCCCTTGCGTCCATCGTCGCGGAGATCGTAGACGCTCGAAAGCGGTCCGCGGTGCCGGACAATCAGCATAATAGAGGCAGGGTGTGTGCCGGTAGCGGGCAGATCGAGCGCCTTCACGGTACAGGTCGTCTTCAGTTCGAGGGCCTTCGTGATCCTGGCCGCAAGCGCGGTCTCGTCGATCGAGGCGGCGTCGAGGGCGACCGCTTTTTCGAGTTCAACCTCGAAGGCATCGTACATCTTGCCGTAGTCTCGATACTGGCGCGCGAAATAGAAACTTTCTGCATCCTCGAAAACGTGCCTGAAATTGAGATAGACCCATATGCTCCTGCACAGCGGGTCGGGTTGAGTCAGGTAATTTGTATACTGATCGTCGGCTAGGCGCTGTTTGGCAATCGTATCGATTGATGAGACACCCTTGCCCTCCGCCAGCATTCGAATTCCACGGCAGCGCCGTTCGAGAGGGGACAAATTCTCTTGGTCGAATTTGCCGAGCGCATCGAGGATTTGCTGCCGGGGATCATCGTCGATTTGTTCGTCTGTCGACTCTGGCAGGCCGAAATCCGGCTCGTTATCGCTTTCCCGCAGACGGAGTACAGCGCGAGCAAGTTCGACGGGCGCATCTTCGATTAAACTTAGGGTGGAAGGGCCGATCTGGAGAGCTATGCGCGCCATTGAATTACCTGTGCAAGACCCATTCTCTATTGATTCCACTGCGCGGCGAGCTTGGTTGGCGAACCGTTCCGCCGCCTCGCCATCGCGATCGCTCGGCGTATCGACGTGGTGGAGCGCCTCGAAGAGTTGGCCGGGCAAGATTCACGGGTCTGGATGAAGAGGCGAGCAGCGCCCGCGATGGCATTGTCATTGGCGAGCTTGCCGGTGCGCGTGCTCATGCCTGTGAAATGCGCTCGATGTCGCGCAAGCGGCTGAGCGAGCGGGCCGTGCTTGTCAATCCACTGAAGGAACTCGAGGCCGCAGAACCTCTTCAGGCGAAATGCCATGGCGCGTCATCCCCCATCCCCGGAATCGAGGGAACGCGCCATCGCTCGGCGCAGCAGACCGGATGCTTCAGGCCGCATCCGGGAGTGCGCGCCGCAACGCACCATCGCCTTTCCGGACCGATTGGAACGTAAAGAGAACAAAGAGCCGGTTGCAAGTCAATCGGGAATTATCCTCAAACGGGAAAAACCCTGTGGATGTCCCATTTTGCCGGGAAAACCCGCTTTTAGAGGGTGATGGACCCGAACGCCCCCGAACCGCGATGCCCAACGCTCTCCACTCCGGCCAAGTGAGCGCGGTCTTGGAAATTCGTGCCGGCCCCAACGCGCTTAATCCGGGGCGGATGACGCCGGACGAGCGGCTGGCGGAACTCGCCGACATTCTTGCTCGCGGCGTCATCCGCCTCCGGGCCCGTAAGTCCAGTTATTTATCTCCCGACCGTGGAGAAAGTTCGGTCGACTTCTCGCCCGACCAACGCAGTCATCCGACCACTTCCGTGGGTTGGAGAACGTCGGATGGCTGATACCGTACTGGCCCAAGTGGCGGCTCTGAAAACCGCGCCGATCGCGGCCCTCAAGCAGAAGTGGCGCGACCTGTTCGAGCGCGAACCGCCGCCCTATAACCGGCGCTTCCTCGAACATCGGCTGGCCTACCGGATCCAGGAGCTGGCGTACGGCGGGCTGAAGCCCGAAACCCTGCAGCGGCTCCGCGATCTCGCCGAGGACCTCGACGGTGGCGATCCGGCGCGGCGCCGGCAGCCGGCGAAGGATCGGCCGATCGCCGGCACGCGGCTCATTCGCGAATATGAGGGCGTGGAGCACTGCGTGACGGTGCGCGATGAAGATTTCGAATATCAGGGCCGGCCGTACAAATCGCTGTCCGCGATTGCGCGCGCGATCACCGGCACGCGCTGGAACGGGCTCCTCTTTTTTGGCCTGAAAAATCGGCGGACACCGTCATGAAAAAGCCGATCGTCCGCAAACTCCGTTGCGCGGTCTACACCCGCAAGTCCAGCGAAGAGGGCCTGGAGCAGGAGTTCAACTCGCTCGACGCCCAGCGCGAGTCCTGCGAGGCGTACATCGCCAGCCAGAAAACGGAAGGCTGGCTGCTGGTGCCTGACCGCTATGATGACGGCGGCATCTCGGGCGCGACCCTGGAGCGTCCGGCGCTGCAGCGCTTGCTTGCCGACATCGAGGCGCACCGGGTTGACGTGGTCGTCGTTTACAAAATCGATCGGCTCAGCCGCGCCCTGATGGATTTCGCAAAACTGGTCGAGGTGTTCGACCGCAACAGTGTCACCTTCGTCAGCGTCACGCAGTCATTCAACACCACGACCTCGATGGGACGGTTGACGCTCAATATCCTGCTCTCCTTCGCACAGTTCGAGCGCGAGGTCATCGGCGAACGCATCCGCGATAAGTTCGCAGCTTCCCGCAAGAAGGGCATGTGGATGGGCGGGTTCGTCCCGCTCGGCTACGACGTCAAGGACCGCAAGCTAATCGTGAACCAAGCCGACGCTCGGAAGGTCCGAATGATCTTTGAGCGGTTCATCAAGATTGGCTCCGCCACCACGCTGGTGCGCACGCTGCGCGCCGAGGGTGTCACGGGCAAATACGGCAAGCTCGTCGACAAGGGCTACATCTATAAGCTCCTGAACAACCGCACCTACATCGGACTGGCCGTGCACAAGGGCACGGCTTATCCCGGCGAGCATGAAGCGGTCATCAGTCAGGCGCTGTGGGACAAGGTCCACAGCATCCTGGCCGACAGTCCGCGCCAGCGCGCCGCTCGCACGCGGGCGCAGACGCCCGCGTTGCTGAAGGGGCTGATTTTTGGGCCGACCGGCCGAGCAATGACGCCCTCGCACACCAGGAAAGGGGGCAAGCTCTATCGCTATTACGTGTCCACCGATGTGCTCAAGCGTGATGCCGACTCCTGTACGGTGCGGCGCGTTCCGGCGGCCGAGATCGAGAGCGCGGTCGTCGACCAGTTGCGCGGCTTGCTGCGGGCCCCTGAGATTATCGTGCGCACATGGCGCGCGGCGAAATCGATGGGCGACATCTCGGAGGCCCACGTGCGGGAGGCGCTGCAACAGCTCGATCCGCTCTGGGACGAACTATTCCCGGCTGAGCAGGCACGGATCGTGCAATTGCTCGTGGAGCGGGTCGATGTCAGCCCCGACGGCGCCGATATCCGGTTGCGAACCGAGGGGCTGACGAACCTGGTCGCCGATTTACGCTCTGTGCGACCAGAGCGGAGGGCGGCGTGATGGGCGGGACAGGCGTTGCTCGCGACGCCCGCACTTTCACCGTGCGTGTGCCGATCGCGATCCGCAGGCGCGGCGGGCGGAAACTGGTGCTAGCGCCTGACGGTGCCGAAGTGACCGCCGCGCCCGTTACCCGGCGTGTCGACAACGCCATGGTCAAGGCAATCGCCCGGGCGTTCCGTTGGCGCGACATGTTGGAGAGCGGCGAATACGCTACCATTCGCGAGATTGCCAACGCCGAAAAGATCAACGAAACATATGTCGGCCGCGTGCTGCGGCTGACGCTGCTGGCGCCGGACATTGTTGAGGCGATCCTCAACGGACGACAGCCGGCGGGATTGCAGTTGGATGGGCTGATGAGACGATTTCCGGTGGGGTGGCGGGACCAGCGGGCGGATGTTTTCGCTCGGGTCGTCGTTCGTTAGATCGTCTCGATCGATCGCACAACACGGATAAGACGCCGGAAGCCGTCATCGTCGCTGCTTCCTTTCCATCGGTTCACGAAACGACACACAATCTGCAAGTTCCCCGCCTCGTAGTGTCCCTCGCTGTCGATCCTATCAAGGGAACAAAGTATCTCGGCATCCTCGTATTCGCCATCGTATTGCAATGTTAGTCCAGTGATTGCGCATAGGCCTTCCTGCAGTTCAAGGAGATCGACTAGATACTTTTCGAGCTCCTGTTGCGATGCGAACCGAAGTTCTTTGTTCTTCAACGTTCGCAGAACCTGCTGGCCGTTCGCAGCTGCAACGGTATCTCTGGCGGTCATAGCCATTCGCACAGCGGCGCGTTGCTTAGCATTGAAAATAGTTACAACACCGCGCTTTCCGCGGGCCTTTTCAGCTTTCGCTTTCCATTCGGCTCGCGAATGCCAGGAAGACAGGTCGGCTCCGTCGATTAGAGCAAGCGCATAATCCGCATTGTCGTCACCGAGCTGCTGGAGGGTGCTCTCTGTGAATAGGAACTCTCGTGCCCTTGGATGCAGACCGTTCCAGTCAAGACGGTTGCCCTTCCGATTTTTATCCGACCACGGGTCACACGGTTTGTGACAGATTATCACGTTGCGCTTGGCGCCGACCGGTTCGCGCTTAGGTTCAAATATCGGTGGATCGGCGCGGGATGTTGTCCACCAAAACTGATCCTTCTCGCGGTGAATCCAGAGGTCACCGTTCGATTGAGCGATGATGCTCATCAAATTGAACCAACGAGAAGCCACCGGCTTTGTGGGAGCAATTCCAGCCGCGGTCGTCTCTTTCATGCGGTTTTGGATATAGGCTTCGCGGTCTCCAGACTCCCAGAAGCCTTGAACCGCAACATCGTTCATCGTTGCAATCGTGCCGCGGGCCAGACATTCAGGCCATTCGTAGTTTTCACGACCAAAGTTGGCAATGAAGACTTTCATTTCGCAACCTATCTAGCCGGCTCTCGCCAGAAATGGTCGACCGCAACCACTGCGATCGCGCATTGAAGCGCGGTCGCTTTCTGTATCAATCACCTCATCGCGCCACTATTGCCGAGATTGCGGCCACCGAGAAGATAAATGAGGCCTACGTTGGCCGCACCGGAGATTGTTGAGGCGATTTTCTATGGATAGCAGCAGGCGGGGCTGCAACTGGACCGGCTGCGGCGGCGGTTTCCGCGGGAGGCATCGACCATACCAGCAAGCTCTAGCGGGCGACCTGGTGTCACCGTTCTTCTCGGCGCCCTTGCCTTGTGCCAGACTTTGATCGC